GGTTGAATTCTGCCACAGTCATTCCGAGAGCGTCAGCAATTTCCGCGGCCTTATTCACAAACTTTCCAGAAAGTTTCATTATTTGAGCTTTTACTTCTGGCTCAAATACGTGCATTTTTTCCCTAACATCTTTCAATTGGTCTTTTGAAAGAGACTTTAGTTGATCAGGATTGTTGAACATCTTATTAATGAAATTCATTTGCCCATCTTTATCCAAATCAGGTTCATCTTTCTTGATAATTTTTCCTGAATCAATTGATGAAGCTGGCGTCATTGGGATTTCTGAGTCTCTTACTCGTTCAATCCAATCTACTGTATATGTAGAAATGTCTTCAAATTTAGATGGAAAGTGCTCGAACATATCCTGAACCTGTGGCCACAATTTTAGAACTTTGCTCTGTTTGTTCCAGAAAGAAATTACTCTTTGGCTCGGTTTTGTCCACGCTCTACCAGACAATCCATTTGGCAAATCTCTAAAATCTGGGCCAACATCAATGTCTTCCGATTCTTCTGGAGTAGCTGTTTTTTCTTCGTAATTACTTCCTTCGTTAAGTCTATCATCGGAACCGCCTTCAAAGTAAGCTTGGAGGGTTCCGTAACGCAAATCTTTCAGCAGTTCCGCTTCATTTGAACACAATATTCCAGTTTCTTCGAGAGCGTCTGTGTTCATATCAGCCTTACACTTCTTCAGTGCCATCATCAAACCTTGGTGAGTGAATCCAGAGCTACCACCCAATATACAAAAAGTAGGGAAAGTGAGAAACGTAAGAGCACCATCATCTCTCCAACTCCCATAATTTTTATTCCCCGAATAATAATCGGGACTCTCAGAAACTATTTTTGAAAGAAGTTCTTGTAGTGCTGGCATACTAGCATCTCTCTTAGCTGGAATATCTTCAAAGCCAGTATGAACTTTTTGGTTCATGTTTCCCTGCAACGCTGCCAACTTCTTTTTTGCGTTTGGATTGATGTGTTGTTTTTTCATCAACTCTATCTGTTCCGCGTCGCTACGAACCTTACCATGTTGTGTATTAAGCTCGTCGTAGGTAAAAATGTGTTCAACGTCCAAGAATTCCCACACTATTTGTGTAGGCCCCAAACCAAATACGGTTGACAATTTAGAAAACGTTTCTATGTGGGGTAAAACGTCTGCTTTCTTTTTCCAAAAACTAATGGCTTTGTGGATTGGCCAGAATCTACCCATAATGAACTTTGAATCTTTACGTGGAATATCACCGTGGAGAGGAAGGTCTTCCAGTCCTCTCAAATACTTCTTCAATTCTACCGCTGATTTGATATTCAAAGCGTAAATAGGAAGCTCTGTTCCTCCGGGACCAACATCAAGATTTTCGGATGGTTCGAGGCTTGCTCCTTCGTCGCCCACCCCGTTATATAAGTCAAATGCTTGAGGCTTGTGCCAATAGTGAATGATTTCTTCTCCCATTTCAGGATGAGTGAGAGAACCTTCGGAACTTGATTCTGAATATAGAAGTTCTTTCGATTTTACTTCGAAGATGAATGTTACGGCTCCAGGTTGGTCATAATAAGCCAATCTCATTTTCTTTGGGTCAAATCCTTTAGTTTTGAGAGTAGCTGCTTGGCCGACCGTGATGTTCAAGTTGTCAGGATTTTCTTTCAGAATATTTTTCAACAATGGGCTAGCCAATTCTTCTACGGCTGGACGCATCATGTCTCTTTGAGCTTGAAAATCAAAACCAACGTCTTTCTTCTGCTGTAGACCAGCCATCACAGCCAATTTCTTTTTTGCGTTTGGGTCAAGATGCTGCTTTTTCATCAAGTCAGATATTTCATCATCTGAACGTTTTGCTGTTCCTGTTGCCTTATCCAATTCTCGATAAACATAAAGTTTCTTCGAATCAATAAATTCGTAGATACACTCTTCTGGTTTAGCGCCGAACTTTTTCATCAAATCAAGGACTGTATCCAATAGTGGCATAACGGATGCTTTTTTATTCCAAAATGCAATATATTTAACCAACGGCCACAAACGTCCAGACGCTCCTAAGCTAGTTCTATAATTTTTTCCCGCCCAATCAAACGAATTGGCTATGCTCTTCACCTTCTCTGGATCGGAAATTCCTAAAAACCACGTAACATCGTAGTTAACGGACGAATCTTTTTCATCTCCTCTGAGGAAAACAATACCCATATCACCATGAGGTCCAGAAACGATAGAAAATTTTTCTGGATGGACTTGGAATTCTTTAATCTTCCCGTGAATAACATAATGATATGCGCTTTCGTTACTTTCTTCATCATTCAGCCGATACACCAACTGATTTGTCTTTTCATCAGCGATGAAACAGATTGCTTCCTTAGAATACGGGTCGGTTGGCAATTTTCTATCAGGATTCATTTTCCAACCCTGAGCTCGAGCTCTGCCTATTTCAATATCGGCTCTAGCCAGCCCATCATCTGGGTCTTCTTTCAGTAAGTTCTTTAGGAGCATATCATTCATTGCTCTATAAATATAAACCACCGACTATTACATGATTTTTTTCTCTGACACATCTGCTTCTGGTGGACGAGTTCCAACAGGCCAACCACGGGACTGCATTTTGTCACTAACACCTTGCGTTATGATGTCTGCGCCCTTTTGGTTGAAGTGATTAGCAACCTTGTGCTTTTCGAGTGAATCCGCTTGCATTCCGCGAACAATTCTACCAATTTCTGCTTGATTTGGAGTGACGCTATCATTCTTACTGAGTTTGTAGTTTGACATATGGTATATATATCAACTACTTACAAAATCATCTCGACTATAATAAAAAGACTTGACCATTTTATTAATCTCTGTCAGTGTAGGAAACATGACAGAAACAGCATATTATATGGTCGCTCTCCTCGGGGCACATTACGTTGGAGATTGGCTCTGCCAACCACGTTGGATGGCGATGAACAAATCTGTGTCTCCGAAGGTTCTCCTTCAACATCTATCCATCGTCACAGCTTGCTTGTATTTTCCCACGATGCTCTATTGTCAGCTCCACGGTCAAGAAGGGATGTCGGTGTTGTTCAAACTAAGCGTCAACGCTTTGGTGCACGGTCTGATTGATTGGAATCTTTGGAAGCACTATAAGAGAAAGGTTTACAAATTGGAGAACCCCAAAGACTTTAAGTTCTGGGAAGACAAGTCTTTCTACGACACCATTGGGTTTGACCAATTTATGCACGTCGCTACCTTGGCTATACTTTTCCTATGACACCATTAAAAGCAACAGTTGCTCCATGCCACCTCGAAAGTTTTGGTCGAAATGGCCACAACTCAACTACATATCATGTTCTGAACATCAGTCTTCCAAATGGAGACATTGTTTTGAGCCAGAGATATGACACAATAGAGCAGGCAAACGCTATCCAATCTATCCTCAACAACGGATTTTCTCCCGCTATTCCTTTCGATACACCGCCGTCTACCAGATGGATGATAAATGTTGTGGGGAGACTTGCTAACTTGGAAGAGGATATGAAGAAAGTAAAAAACCTTTGAAATGAATTCAACGAAGCAAATAATGATCATCGCTGAGTTTCTGGGTTTTAAAAATCTCAAGCACATCGATTCTCCCGATTTTTCCATAGCCGATGGAGTGTGGGCTGACAATCCTAAACATCCACCCCACGCTTGTCCGCGTATCAAGGTTCCAAATTACTTGGAAGAGTTTTACGCAATGAAGAATGCTATTACCTCTTTACCAAGTGAAAAAAGAGATTACCGAGAAGAAGGAAACTATTGGTCAGTTCTCGGTGAAGTTTGTGGAGCAGATTATGCTCGAACCGTCGATGATGGTCTTGAGAGAGTTGTTATGTCTCCGGTGTGCAAATATGCTGAGGCGTTTATTCGAGTAATTGGTAAATGGGAGAATGATCTATGAACTCTGATTCGCAACGGATAGCGATAGCGGAGGCAAGTGGGTGGATTGAATGTCGTCCAGCAACCTGTGTTCTAAATCAGTTCACGGGTATTCCACCCAAAGGGTTGTTCCGAGATCAACTCAGAGCTTGGCTACCAAATTATTTGACCGATCTAAATGCTATGCGTGAGGTTGAAATGTGGTTGTTTAATAACAAAGGAGTTCATTTTTCAAAAGGATACTATGAAACACATCTGCCAAACGCGGTGGGTGGAATGGACGGATGTTGGATGTGCATTTCCGCGACCGCTGCTCAACGAGCCGAAGCCTTTTTAAAAACACTAGACAAGTGGGAGAATGCTATTCCACAAAATAACCAACCATGAAATACCGAGTCCTAGAAATAGACAATAAATTCTATCCGCAATATCGACCATTTTGGAATCCATTTTGGTCGTGTTGGAAAAGATACATCGGAACAATTGAACAATTTTTCAGTAGCTACGACAGTGCCAAAGAGTTCATCGACGAACAAATTGAAAAAGCCAGGCTGGATAAATTGGCTAAAATTAAAACAATCCACAAAGTAAAACTATGAAATACCGCATCCAAAAAAAAGGAAATTGGTTCATTCCTCAATATAGATACGATTGGTTTCCGTATTGGTCCACCATGCAGAAAATGGTAAAAATTTCCGGTGAAGTGGATTTCATCGATGAAGAATTTCTTGAATTTGATTCAGCTTTTGACCTCATTGAAGATGTTAAGCGGTTCCGTATCGAAGAAAAAATCAAAGCCAAAGTAAAGAAACCCAAAAAAATATACTACCTGTGAGCACGCCCAATTATAGAGTAATAGAATCTAAGGTGGTTGGCGTGTGGCATCTGCAAGAACAACATTGTTGGATGTGGGTTAATATAGCCGAAGGCTCGGAAGTAGAAATGATAAATAAAGCATCAGATCTCACTTATCGTTCCATCTACTTCCAAGCCAAAGAAGACGAGTATCGTCCTGCCATCTAAGGCCCTACAGGGAAGCTTATTGCTTCTCTTTCTTGATGCTGCGGCAATACTTGACCGCTACCCAACCTGCTAAAAACGGAATCCATAGAGGCGACGTAATAGCTAAGGTTACACACACGCCTAAAAGAAAGACGCCTGCTATAATAAGAGCGGCCATAATTGTGCCCATTGTAAATACAATACCCTTCAAGATGAAAGGAGAGGCAATTAGAAGTCCCGCGACGATAAGACAGATTTTGAGAGTTTTATTCATACCTATAGAACACACCAGACAACGGATAAGTCTCAAAATTTCGCCAATAATAGTTTTTATAGATTGACTATATATATACAATCTGTTCAAATAGACGTGTTCAGTTAAAAGTCAACCGCTATCCGTTCTTCTATTAACTTTTGAAGGACTTGAGACGCCAGAGACGGGTATTTTGCCCACTACGAACAAAAAAAACATTGAATACACAAAATATCGAGGCACAAACTGTGCCTCAGGCATTCGTGCCAAAATCCGAGGATGCGTATAAAATCGTAATCTCTATTGCTAAAGAAATCGGCGGAAAGTTAAACTTCATCGACCGGGCGTTTGTAAACAACAGCATTCTTCATGTTCAAATGAGGAAGTTGATTATCCTGAGTGAAAATCAGAATTATGTCAGAGATGGAAATCATTTCTGCTCTTTAATTGGGGTTCCGCACTCCCCCAAGGGTAGTGATTTTGCTGTTATCGGTATCGAAGGCGACGCAAAGTTCCTGCGAGACAAGTCACCGGTTTGTATGGGTGGTGAAGTAAATATCAAAACTGTTGAAGAACAGGGTAAGAGAATACTCATCGCATATCATTCTCGCAAGGACGCCCACCACATCACTTCGGGAGCCTATCTTACTATCTGGGATAGTGTCAGAGGTTCTTTTGAAGAAGCTCAGAACCTAATCTCTGAGTATAACGAATGGGTGACTTGTGGCCGTGAAGGAAATCCAGACTTTTCATCTGAGAATTTCTACATCAAGTTGAAAAATCGAAACGACGACCGCTTTTATATCAGAGCATCCGTTGTATCAACGCATCAGAAAGTATTTTTCATCAACAACGAGTGTGAAACGCGGACTCCGGAACAAATCAAAATTGACCGTTTCCTCGACGCAGAATCCGTCGTGATGCAAATGCACGGAATTAAAATACACAAAGAAATCCGCCTCAGTGATATGATTGAAATGGCCATGAAAATTCCATATTACCAGCGTGAGTGGTATGACAATGAAAAATTCGCCCTCGCTCTGTTGACGGAGACAATTTTTGCTGGAATTTCGGTTTATCGTGGAATGTTTATGTTTCACTGTGTCTCTGAAGATGGCAAGGATGTCTTCTATATTGCCGACGGACAACAACGCTGGCGTGCAATTGAACGCTTTTTCGTCAAACGTGATTTACGTTTGAAGGAATGTTTCGTTCCGTTCAATGGAAAGCTTCTCGATTTTTCCAATATGAACTGGACAGAAATTCTCGAAACCAGCGAGCTCGTTCCGATTGTGAAGGAGTTTGTTGAGTTTGTAATGAACTCCAAGTTCCTTGTTCGTGAGTATCATAACCACAGCCATCTGTCTATGAGTCTGGAATATCGTATCGCTAACAGCGGTGCACAATTCAACCGTCAGGAAACTCGTGCCTGTTTCAACAGTCAATTGGGTATGTTGGTTCAGTTTATGACTCAGAAAGATGTTGAGATTCAGAAACTCAATCCGGCTTACAAGGAGCTTATCAAACTCAAGTTGAATAGATTTGATGATACCGTATTGGCCACTAAGAAGGGTGCGTTGAAGGATGTAAATTTGAGTATCAAGAGAATGAACATTGATTCAATTCTATCATTTGGTTATAACAGAATGAACAGTTGGGGTCCTGGCTTCAGAGAAAGTGAGGATAAGATGGACGACTTGTATGAGGCATCCAACGACTTGAACTTGGCGGCGGAAAATTGGAAGTTACTTGAAGAATATCTGTTGCTGATTAATTCAGCAATTGAGTTCTATAATAACAACAAAAGCAAGAAATATCCCGCATACAAAAAGAAAGACCGTCGCCTTCGTGCCAAGGGTTATGCGATTGCTGATAAGGAGGAATGGGATTTAATCATGTTCCTTATCTTAGAGCTAAAGCGTCGTCATACGGGAAAGAAACTAACGATTACCGCTGACGTTATCTCCAAAATTGTGAACCATCACTATCCTATGACGGTTCCACCTGAGAAGGTTGCTGTCGTTAAGGAAGCGGTGGACAGTGAATCGGACTATGGACACACAACCCGTATGGGGCAGAGAGATTACACGGAAATCAAATCCAAGTGGTTTCCAAGTTGGGAAGACTATCTTCTTGGCTTGGATTTGACCGAACTTGAAAAATTTGGTTTCAAGTTCGTTTAACATCAAGGGGAGCCTAATTCGCTCCCCTTTTTTCGTGCTATAACAAGCAACCTATTGTCGCTTAAGGTCAAAAAATCGACTTAAGCGATAGTATTTAATCGGTTGGAAGACGCCGAGGATATTATTTCCTCGGCATATATAAAGTCAATCCTCTCTTGACATTTGCTCACAACCATGATTAACTCCAGCCATTATGAACGTTGTAAATTGCACCACCCGTCTTCCTAAAACAGCCGGTTCCTATCAAGTCATTGTCAAGATTGTAGGAACAGCTCATAGCCATGAAGGACGTGCCACCGGAGTAACATGGAACGGCACCACATGGGAAGGAGCAGAACCTAATACCGTTGTTTCGTGGGTAGACCCCGTGGCAGAGGTAATCGCGGTCGTTGTTCCGAAGGTCGCCGGACCCGTCGAAGACCCATTGAACCTTTCCGTCATTCTCACCGGTTCCCAAGCCGCCACCCGCATCGGAGTCATTAAGCTCATCCGTGAACTGAACGCTCTCTCCTTGGGTGATGCTAAGACATTCGTGGACAGCGCACCAAAGGTCGTTAAATCCGACCTCTCCGTGTCTGATGCCGCAGCTCTTAAGGCCAAAATTGAGGCAGCTGGTGGAACGGTAGAGATAAAGGCTGTATAATAGTATGAACGGAATAAGAGACATTCGTTTTTGGAAGGGGATTCTCTTATTTTCCCTTCTCCTCTTTGCAGTCTATTTATCTAACAGGTAACCGCTCGTATATACAAAAACTGGATAGTCCAAAATGGGCTACCAGTTTTTTTCTTTTTAGCGATAGAGGGTCGAAAAATCTGTATAGGAAAAACGGCTTTTTGAGGATTTCTATAGGATAAGAAAAAGCTCAAATGGAATTAAGTTCAAAAAATTGACATAGTGGATAGGGCTCTTAGTCAAGGGAGGGAATTTTTAGATATTCGTATATAAGAAAAACTGGGCGGCAAAACCAGGGCAAACAATAAAACATACATCGCGACCCCTCCCCTACCCAGGGGGTCCCCCACTCAGAAGATGCCACCTAAACCCGGCCTAAACTGCCCCCTAAGTGGGGGTCCAGATGCCCGTCTTTTGAACGGTCCCGGCCCTACCCCAGAGGGGGAGGGGTGTTCGGGTTCCCACCAGTCAACACGGCGACCAGACTCATCCCTTGGAAGCCCGGTCCCTTGAACATCCGTTTCACCTTACTCTGCGCTTCCTTGTCCGTCCGGCCCTTCGTGGTGTGGCTTGTGAGCATCCACTCTCCTTGGCCGTGGAGCCTTCTCCATATGCCGTAGTAGTTCACAGTTGCGAAGGGGTTGAAAACGTAGGAGGGTTGTCCGCCGTATAGCGAACGTTGTTGTGAAGAACCTCTTCGACTTCTTTCCATGCACACTTGTTGAACCTATCGCAGTTCACATACACCAACAGCCCTCCTCTATCCGTGTGGTGGTATACTCAGATGGTTCTTTACTCGTATCATTGCTCCCACGGAAAGGTTGTTGACTCTCTCCATGTGGCTTAGAGTGACGATGTTTTTATAAATGTCAACCACTATCAGACTCGGGCGTGAAGGTAGGTGCCATTATACTGAGTTGAGGGACATTTGAAATAAAGCTCCGTGGCGTTCTTGAGTTCGTCCGCGTATCCGTCAGAAACCCGAAACAACGCTGACCGCTTGTTTCCGCCGACCTGCACCACATACTTGTTTTGAATCAATAGTAGAGCGAAATGATGCTTCAGATTTTTGGTCACATAATCGCTGTTATCGATTTGGTTGGAGTCAATCAGCCACTGATTGAAGATTTCAAACATCTTAAATGGGACTTTCTTGAACTTCGTCAGCACATCGTTGATGACCTTATAGTTTTCAGGAGTCCGAATGAGTTCAGAGCCGACTCCGCGTTCAGCATCTTTGACACGAATTTCGGTGAGTTCACGATCAAGTCGTTCAACGAGACTGATAAGTTGTAAGTTGGTGAGGCTGTGAAGTTTCAAGTTCATAGGAACAGATTGATGAGGGCTTTTATAAATGTCAAGCTTAACCGGCGTGGAATGAGGAAAGAATGACACCGGCCTTCGTGCCGCCAGCGGCGTCGCCGATGAACGTTACGGTCACGTGCTCAGGAGAAGCCCATGCACAGGAAACGTCTCTGATGGTAGGAGAAATCAAACGAGCAGCCTTGGCGGACTTGGCGGCGACCACACACGCGCTGTAGGTGTCATAGCCGGAGTTCTTGTCTTGGGAGAGGAGATAAAGCTTCATGGAGTAAGAGTGGCAACTTTGTTATAAAAGGTCAAGGACTTTCTTAGCCTTAGCGAGACGAACTCCTTGGTATTTGGCGACACTGGCTTCCTGCTTGGTTCCGATGGCGTTATAGGTTATCATCGTAGCGTAAAAGAAATCGTGAGCCGCCATATACAGTTTCTTAATGTCTTCCGGCTTGACTTTGTTTTTTCTGGCAATAGTCTTGCGGGCCATAACCTTGTCATCGTGCGGCAATGCCGTGATAAGGGTTATGATGTTCTTCTTTGGGATATTACAGACGAAGAAGCGTTCCATGTTAATTAAAAACTGAGAGCGTGCCTTCATCCTTAAGGTCTTGCAGTTCGCTCTTGGTATAATCGAACGCAGGGCTTTTGTAACCGTTGATAGCTTCGGCGTTCACTTGGAAACTCCGTTCTCCGGTCTCCCCCGTGGCGCTGCTGTTGATGACAGGATAAGATTCGAAACTGGTGACTTTGTAATAAATGTCGCCGTGGATAACGTGGGCATCCTTCATTTTCAGGATGGTGCCAAGGCGAATCATTTCACCGTGCTCAAGATAACCAACGTCGTTCTTCATATTGCTGAGAGTGATGATGTTTTTATAAATGTCAAGACTTCTGCTTGTCTTTCTTTGCCTTGTTCAGAGCCTCACGAGCGGATTTGATGGTTCGTTCAGCAGCCTCAAGGAAATCCTCAGCAATCTCAGGACGCTGCATCATTGCCTTGAAGTCGTCGTTGTAGGGGTTCAGATTAACGACGGTGTTGCCGTAATGAACGAACACAGTGAAGTCGTCAGCGTGACGGGAGGGTTCTACGCTGATATAATTGCAGTAGCCGTTGAAGGGAACGTCCACTTGGACTCGCTTCCAATTAGCGTCAGCGATACCTGCGAGGATAGCCTTGCCGAACTGCTCAGGATTCTTTTCGAAATCGCCTTGAGCGTCGTTATGGAGAATGACAGTGGTGAGAAAGCCCATGTGAGTTAGAGTGAGAGTTATTTTATAAAAGTCAAACCTTAAGTGAAGCGTGTAGCCATGCTTCTTTCGGATTGGAGCCCCACGCCAAGTGGCTCGTGCTCTTTGGCGTGCGGCGAATGTAAACAATCCACCCACAGAGGCGCTTACTGACCGCCTTCGGATACTTCTTAAGAACCTTTTGTTTAGCGGTCATGTAGAAGCCTCCGATTAATAACCGCGCCGCGCGGCGAAGAAAATGCGGCCGGTATCGTGGTTTGTGATGGAATTGGGGTTCGATTTAAAACCAGCAGCGGTGAGTTCGAGATCAATCTTGTCGAACACGCCTCGGGTGGTGGTATCAGGGCTGCCGCCCATGACACCGGTGAGAGTGAGGAGGGCAACGGCGTCCTTTTCGGTAAGGTCCAACGTCAAACGGACGACGGGGACGGGCTTGGATTCAACGAGGCGAATGGCCTTAACTTTGGATGTGCTCATATTTTAAAGGGAGAGATTGAGAAGGAGGGAAAACAACCCTATGGCGAGCCATAGGGCGATACCCTTGAGAATGATGTAGAGGTTTTTCATGCGACCTTTGCGGCGTCAACGGCCGACCAATAGGCCCGATAAGCAACCATGGCGTCGAGATATTCGGGGGAACGAGGCGTGTGGCCGTTCTTCTTGAGACTCTTACGGAGAATGGCGTTCTTCTCATTCATGGTAGCGAACAGTGCGGCGAGCTCAGGCGTGGAGACGTTGTAACCGGTGTTGATGTTCATGTGATAGACAGTGAGACTTATTTTATAAAAGTCAAGAATATCTTGAACCAATCATAACCCAAGTGAACCACAGAGGATGCTTGTCGTCGGCTGGGTTGTTCTTCGGGTGGCCGCGATATCCGAGAGGATTGTTCAGATACCGTGCATACTGATGCTTTAAACAAGCTGGGTTCAGTTTCGCACGTTCTCCGTCGGGGTTGTTAGCCATGCAGGCCTTATACCACCCCCAACCCTCAGTCTTGTATTCATCTTCCATGTCAGCGGCCATTGCGTGCCCGTGCCGTTATAATCACACCGTCAGCCTTAGTGATGGTTGGGCCAGTGAAAATACATTTCCCCTTAGCATTCTTCAAGAGCCCCTTGAGAGTGACTTTGTATTTGTTGGACACGAGTTTAGAGCTTCTTCCAACGTTTGATGTAGCTCGAGCGGCCGGTGCAGGTGCCATCGGCGTGACAGATAACATGACCGGTCCAAGGGAACCAATAAACGTGAGCCACGTTCTGGCCGGACGCGTCCTTCCGCATCGTGGTTTTGTAAGTCTCCCCCTCAAAGTCTTGGAGGCAGATGACGGTCGCGCCCGTGAGAAGAGCGAAGATGGACTTGATTGGGTCGGTGAGATATTTCATGTGTTGGAAAGTTTGTAAGAGGGAGGGTTGAATGCGCCGATGAAAACGGTTTCGACCTTGTTGCTCGTATAGAGATTCATCAGAGCCTCAAACGTGTCGCCCTCACTCAGACCTGCCCCTTCCGAAATCTCTTGAAGGGTGTAGGACTCATCCGGCGTCAGATTGTGAAGGCCGATGAGCGTGGCGTGAACGAGTGTGCTTGGTTCCATGTGGCTCAGAGTGACAGAGTTTTTATAAAAGTCAAGATTAGATTAAAGACTTCTTGATGTAACCCTGCCGGGCCATCCGCTTCACTTCCTTTTGATGACCATCAGCGTGTCCTCATAGTCGATGCCGCCACCGAGAGTGAGAAGCTCGTCTTTTCTGTTTCGGATAGAGTATTGCAAGCCCTTACGGCCTTGGTATTGAGCCCATATCTTGATGATGGTGGGCTCGTTCATAGATACGTGAGAGCCCAAACGAGCCCATAGTGGAGAGTGTAGGTCACGCAGCCGGTCAAGGCGATGAACTGCCACGGCTTGAACTTCCGGCCATCATCCGACTGAGCGTAAATGATGAGGACACCCGCGATGAGGCTGATGAGCCACATGAGGAACGCCTGGCCGAGGTCACTGTTGAACCAAAAATCCTCAGCCGGCGTGTAGACGACAACGCGGTTCATTTTAGTTAGAAACGGAAACGGTTCCGGCGAAGAGGCTGATGGACGAACTCTCATCGAAGTAGAGATTGTTGAGCGGCCAGTTGTCGAGCGGAACATCCGAGGTCGGTCTTTTGGTCAGCTGCTTTACGATAAGCGGACAGAAGGCGAGGTCGTTGCCGCCGGGAGCAGTTTCCTGAACGACCACACCAACCATGCTGACATCTTTGGTGACGACGTTGAGAACCATGCCGAGCTTAAGCTTGGACTTGGTGAGGGTGGCCGGGGCGGAAACAGTATCGATAGTTGCTTTCATGTTGATTAGAGTGAAGTGGTTTTTATAAAAGTCAAGCGTTGTGTGGGAACATACGACGGATTTTTTCATTCTGCTTCTCGTCCACCATCTTGTAATAGGCTCCCTTGCCCATCCACGCGAAGGTGTAGCCCCGGCGGACGACTTCTGCGTTCTGAACGACTACATAGCCCCACTCGCGCCAGAGAGCCTTGACTCCGGTGAAGATAAGGAGGCCGGTTCCGACCAAAAGAACCAAGAGAGCCGCGAGGGGCGTGATGGCAATCAGTGTCGCTCGGCGCCCGAAGGTGTTCTCGATGTTGGCAATATTACGGTTTTTCATAAGATGTTAGTTGGTGTAAACGACCGGAGCTTCGATGTTGGCCTTATGCCACGCGTCAGCCCATGCGGTGATTACTTCGAGACCACCTTCACCGATGTTGAACCCTCTGATGTGCTGCATCAGATTAGGGTCAAGCGCAGGGATAGCCATCTTACCATCCTCAAAGGCCTTCTTACCAAGTTCGGCGGCGGCCTTGCAACGTTCGGTAATAAGTGTTTCGTTTCTCATGTGACTGACAGTGATACTTATTTTATAAATGTCAAGACCGATTAACGTAGGAGGGTCACTTTGCCCGTCTTGATGTTCACGGTAGCGAACGCCCGTTCGCCACGAAAATTGACCGGAATAACCTTAATCGGGTCGTCAAAGCAAAGAGCGTCACCACGAGTAATCATGTAACTGTGTTTGACCTTAACAACCCGATGGAGATAAACCTGTTCGTAGTTGGTGACTGCGATGATGTCGCCCGTCTTAACCTCATCCCACGTGCATTTTTCCATGAGGACGATTGAATCCTCGTCGATAGTCGGAGCCATCGAACCAGTCTCAGCGATGGCCCGCATCTCCAAAGCACCTTTGTGAGAAGCTTTGGCCGTTTCAACAGAGCGGAGAGCAGCGTTGGACAGATTGACAACCTCGAAGTCCGTCGCAGTGGCTGCGGCGGACAGAAGGACGGTGAGGAGGAGATACTTGATGAACTTCATTCCTCTACAATGACGACATTATTATAAATGTCAATATAATAAATGTTTGAGTCTTACGTCTGATACTTATTGGTGTATGAAACAAACAGGTATTTACGGACTACAAAACAAATTCAATGGAAAGTGGTATGTTGGGCAAAGTGTTGATATTGAAGGTAGATGGAGAGAATACAAATCGATACGTTGTAGGAGTCAACCCAAGCTCTACAACGCTCTACTAAAACATGGATATGAAGGCTTTGAAAGAGTTCTTCTCGAAGAATGCACACTTGAACAGTTACCAGAACGTGAGGAATACTGGGTGAAGGAAAAGAATAGTGTCAAGAACGGCTACAACTGTAAGTCTGGAGGATTCAAGGGCGGCAAACATTCCGATGAGACTAAGGAAAAACTAAGACTTTCCAAACTCGGTAAGCCAAATAGTCCTGAATGTATTGCCAAACAAAAATTATACAGAGCAACCGATGAGACAAAAGAGAAAATATCGAAATCATTGCTGGGAAATCAATTCCGTAAAGGAATACCGAGCACCGATAGAGAGAAGGAGAGGTTGAGCAAGTTCTTTTCCGAAATACCAAGAACAGATGAATGGCGGGCAAACATCGCAAAATCAGCTACTTGGGTTGGGAAAGTGTCAGCTGAGGCTAGAAAGCGTGGTGACGATAAGAGAAGAGGTGTTCCACGCCCAATCGAAATGGTTGCTAGAATGAGCGCCACAAAAACAGGAACCAAAAGGAAATATCTTCCAGATGGCTCTTTTGTCATGGTGAAACCTCAAGCGCTCCAATAAGTTTCTGATGTGGGATCGCATGACCTCGGAGTGCCGATGGGGACAAGGATGGTCTTGTTGGGGTGGTAGTTTCCGGGCATCGTGCCACGGTGACAGGGAACACCCTCGTCGTTGAGCTCCAGCTTGTCCGACACGGCGAACTTGTCCATCACAAGGGCGTTGACCGTCTTGGAGCGGTGGAGGATGCCGTTCTTCTCAAGATACGTGCGAAGGACGGTGGAGGAGTTCATCACTTTGGGCTTGGCGGCCCAACGGACGTGCTTGGAGTGAAGGAGAGCCTCAGCCTCATACTCATTGAAGCCCATCTTGTCGAGCAACGCGACCACGGTGCGCCATGAATTGTAGAGCTTTGCGGCGGCACAGTCACTCGTGCCGTTGACCATATTCTTGACGTTGAAGTTGTTGTTCATGGGTATGACTATGGCAGTTATTTTATAAATGTCAAGGCTTCTTCCTAAAAAGAAACTCATGCAAACTCATATCGTGGATATATTCGAGACACTTATCAAGCTGGTCTGCCGTCATGTGAGCCATGAGGTGCCAAATCATCCGCCCACTGATAACAGCGGTCAGAACGGCGAACATCAGCAAGACGCTGAGAGTGATGACGATGAGGAAGATAATTGGTGTCATTCGAGGGATTTCCAGATTCGGGTGAGAATGGGAAGGATAAGCTTTTCGAAACCAAACGTGATGGGCGTCATAATCAGACCCACGAACAGACCAGCAATCCAAATTATTGGGCCGCTGAGGAACACAACCAAACAGGCTTGTTTAAAAGAGTGCTGACGGAACGGATTGTAGCCTAAGCCACTATAGGAGTTGTCGATGAACAGAATGGCAATCATCCCGAGGACGCCCCAAACGAATCCCACTAAGAGGATGATGGTTGAAATTGGTGTTTGCATGTGATTAGTCGGTGATACGGTTGTTCCGGCGGTAGGAGCCCGGCCCCTTCTTCGTCCGATGGATTTGATGGCCCATCTTAGCGCCAGAGGTGAAGATTGAGCGAAGCTTCTTTTTAGTCGTCGTGTGTTTCATGGGTCTGACAGTGAGACTTTTTTTATAAATGTCAAGCTTAGTAGTCATAACGTTGGGAGAAATCTTCAAGACTGCTAACATCGTTGTTTCGGTAAAGATAAATACCGAGGCAGGTCGAATGACCAACAGCTTTGTTCTCCCATCCATTTGACCTTACCGCTTGAGCGTCATTCTCTTTAATTTTCTTGAGAATGGCTTTAATCGTGGCACCGGTGTCGATGAGGTCATCGAGGATGATGTAGTTGCCTTGGAAAGCCATTCCAGACTCAACATCATTGTCGGAATGAGAACCGTCTTTCTTGCGAACCACGCAGAGATTCTTGTTCAGCTTGAGGGCCAACTGAGCCCCCATGACCATTCCACTGACACCACGGACAGCGATGGTGTCGATGTCCTTTAGTTTGAAGTGCCTTTTGAGCGTAGCGATGGCCTTGGCGAGAGAGGTCTTGCGGGTCGCCTTGACGAAGATATTCTCGAGGTAGTAAACGCAGGTCGATTTCATATAGACACCGTATTTATTATTTTATAAATGTCGAGCCTAATCTCAAAGATTGGCCAGAAAGTTGTGCATCTCCAGCTCTTGGCGCTGAATGTCTTTGAAGATGTTCACAGCACGAGCTGAAATGGTTTCGACGCTCAACGCCTTGAAGTAATTGGCGATAATCATCTTGTTCGTGGAACTAATGTCCGCGCCGACATTAATCATATGGATGCACTCCGCCTTGGAGCTCTCGTAGCTATCGTAGTCCAGCTCCATATCCCAAAGAAAGGACTCTTGGAGAGAACCGGGAAGGTCGTTGAAGGAAGCAGGTTTCATGCTTCCGACAGTGACTAACTTTTTATAAATGTCAAGCCTCAACCTTCGGCCAAGAACTCTTCATAGTCCCGAATAGTCTGTGCATACTCTTCCTCGTTACGGAACATTGCGTAATACATCCAGAAGAAGGGACAGATGGGAAGAGAAAGAATGACCACGAGACGAGGAATTCGCTTGGTCTTGGCAGCCACATTGCAACCACGCCCAGCGTTTTCCCAAAAGTTTTGCCAGATGTTTTTGTTCATTAGAAAAGTTTCTTGATTGCGAGACCGGCGAGGACGAGAAGAAGAATGACACCCAGAACCACACCACCAACCACCAGCGGGCTGTTTGAGCTATTGTCTCCGTAAGTGGTCACACCGTCCACAGGGACGACCTCGGTGGAAGTAGTTGGTGCCATGACCTGATTAGGCTGAACCATGACCACGTGCGAACTCGGCCGGGTCATTTCCCAGAACATCCACCAATGAACCAAACTCGGGCCAGAGCTGTAGTGGTGCTGATGGATTTCCACGGTGTGAGGAACGACATGGGGGAGCTGGGTGTGAAGCCGGATGCGGCGCCGGATGACTTGACGGGTGAGCGGAAGGATGAGCGCTCATGGGTGACGCTCCGAAAAAGATGCCATCCAATAGGCGAGAACGATACGTGAGTCAGGCCGACTCAGACCGTAGGCGTCTTGGAGATACGGCGCCGCGCCATACATGTTGGTAACGCCAGAATCACGGAGAGAGTCGAGAAACTTCAGGTGAGAATCTTCAACGATTTCAGGGCGAGGAGTGGGTGAGGACATGAGATTAGAGTGATAAAGTTTTTATAAATGTCAAGACTTCCATTCAACTTCCATACCGTCGTTGATTTCAGCAACGCAGATGTCAATGTCGATGTCATCTAAGTCCACGATACCGTAGTGCTTAGCGTGGTCACGAACAATCTTGTAGGCCTTGTCACGGTTGCCATCGGTCTGACGCCAAAGGGCTTCGACCACATCGATGCTACCGCTGTTGAAGGTGTGAAACTTGAGCTGTTCAATCTTGTCCATATTTGGAGAGTGAGACTTATTTTATAAAAGTCAAGAACTAATCGGTCGAATGACGATTCCCTCATGGGCGGGAAGGTTGGTCATGTGCTCAAAGATTTCCATCGGCGTCCACGGCGCTCTGAACCACGAACCTCCCTTGTGGGTCCGTTTGAAGTAAAACACCACAGAATCCTTGACGTGCTGTGCTCCGTGGAACGTCCAAGCCTCAAGTATCGGCCCATGACTCGGAGAGTCGGGAGGACAGAAGGCGAGCGCGGGGAGGGTATCCCCGAACTCACAGTCACGATAGTTCAAGCGTTCCATCTTAGTGAGTGTGTGAGACTTCAGCGGGCTTACCATCCCAAAGGAAGGCCCCAGCGTAGGAGGAGACGCGAACGTAGTAGCCCTCGCCCATGTGGTCAGGACGGAAACCCTTCACGATGTCACGGCCCGCGTTGCTGTTGAGGTCGGGAACAGCCTTACCGTAAAGGCTAATCTTTTCATCAGGCGTTTCGATGTTCCGAAGCTCACGGAGAGTCACACGAGCCGCGGAAACCTTGGTGACAAGGTAGAACGTGGCGTTGGTCTGGTCATAGCCCCACGAGGAGTGGAGAACATCACCGACCTTGGGGAGACGAAGAGCAACAGCAGGATTGATTAGGTTCATGTGAATTACAGTGACGACTTTTTTATAAATGTCGAGCTAATTCTTACGGTAAGAGAAGTTGAAGAAGGCAGGCTAGAGAAAGCCCACCTGTGAGAACACCCATCACAACCAGCATCTTGGCCGTCTGGGGCTTGTCCCGAGAATGGTCGGCCATGATGAACTGGGTGAGGGACATGGCACCGCCCAAGGCGAACGTCATGCCATAGACAAGTTGGACGGCGGGTTCCATGAGATTACGTCTCCCGAATAGACTCAGCGAAGGAGAGCGGGAAACTGAGAGAGTGGCCCACGGTGAAAACACCGCGAGGCTTCACTTCAAAGAGGCCGACCTTGTAGGAGCCGTCGATGAAATTGACGAACACGTTCTTGCCATCAAGAAGTTCGACATCATCATAGGTGAGCTCCTTAGCACGGGGAGCGGGAACCGTGTCCTCAGTGAGAACGGTGCCGATTTCAGGAACTTCGTCAGGAACGATATTGAGCGGATTCATTTGGATATGGTGGTTGATGATTTTATAAATGTCAATAATAAAGCGAATGTTCTCAGTTTTATGTTCTCAGTGATATACTTATAGACATGGGAAGAAAGAAGCTATATCATACAAAGGAAGAACAAGATGAACGAACAAGGCGCAACTCAAAAAGATACTATAAAAACCATAGAGATGTTATTTGCACAAAGCGCATGTTGCGGTATCTACGGATTAAGAAACAAGCTTAACGGGAAATGGTATGTTGGACAGAGTTTGGATATTCGTGCCAGGTTGATGCTATATCGTCGGGGGCGCTTGTCGAAGACAACCAAAACTCTATGCCGCGATAGCGAAGTATGGATTTGATGGCTTCGAAACGCACTTGTTGGAACAGTGTGCGGCAACCACCCTAAATGAGCGTGAAATACATTGGGTGAGCTTTTATAATTCGGCTGAGAAAGGATATAATCTTACAGAAGGTGGGAACAACGGAACACCAAGCGAAGAGACGCGCCTAAAGTTATCAAAGTCTCATATGGGACAGAGCAGACCTTGTTCAGAAAAAACAAAAGAGATAATGCGTAAGCGTATGACTGGAAGGACGATACTTCCAGAGTGGCGTGAAAAACTCAGATTAGCCAATATAGGAAAGAAGCACAGTGAAGAAACCAAAAAAACAATGAGCCTGTCACAAAAAGGAAATCGTGGAAGTTCTGGAAAACATTGGATAACGAACGGACAAACATCCCGCCAGATAGATGTAAATATCATACCTGACGGGTGGAGAAAAGGACGTTTAATCCAAAAAGTTGCTGTAAGCGTCGGAATCCAAGCTCAAAACTAACATTCTGGTTCTATCATACGTTTGAATGCTGACCTTCGTGCCCTTGTAGTTCATCGAGCCGGAGAAGTCGTAGGTGGCGTAGGTCTTGTAAGTCCACTTGATGAGAGCGGAGAGGAAAGGGTTGAGGAGCTCCGTGTAGCCCGTAACCGGATTCTCGGTCAGAACGAGCTCACCTTCGGGAAGGAAGATGCCCATCGCGTCGAGCTTGGCGACGAGGTTGAGGTCGGGCTTGCGAAGGGCCTTGCCGTTGACCGTGTTGTTCGTATTGGTGAGATATGAGGTAAGGTTCATGTGGATTACAGTGACGGTATTTTTATAAATGTCAAGCTAATGTTATCGTCGTCCACGCCGGCCACTTTTTGATGAGGGTAGCTTGAACTTTCTTGAGATCTTTCAATGGAATAGTAAAGCGAGAGAAGTTCCGACGTTTCTCTCCGAGAATCTCTACAAGCACCAGATCCTCATCATACCAACGCTCAGCGTTGGACCAACGAATCACTTTTAGTTTTTGTCCATTACATGTAATCGTCATAAAGGTATCAACATCAACATTTATAAAATGTCAATTAAATTGGCGTTTTAGATTGGTTGGTTGTTACATATCAAAGCGGGGCACAAAACCCGTTGACATGTCCTTAATACGTTTTGTGACGTATTCATCGAATGGCAACAGCAAAGCTTCTGCGTCTTGGTGATAAAACGACGTTCTTGTTTTAGCGCCAATGTGCTTCGACATGATAAGAGACAAAGCATCTCCCGTTAGAGCACCTGACCGCATGAAGGGATTTGCCCAAAAATATAGCCACTCAAAACTTGCGAGGGCAGAAAACCGTGTAAACTGGTCGTTGTTGGCATCCCAAGCGATGTTCCAGAACGTGGTAGCCTCAGCCCGAATCTGGCTAATCCACCGACTACGAGGATGTTCAAAAAGCCACAGAAAGTCACCGTTGGTATCGGTGCCATACTGAATCCGACGACATTGGAACGTTCCACCCGTGCGTGCTGTGAAAAGAGGCTGGTATTCGTGAGAAACCACACACATATCCTCAAACCGCTTGACATCGACGGGAAGGCTCGGGAATGGAGCGTAATCGGTATCCCAGACACGACTACTATAAACGTTTGAGTCTTCCTTGGCGTAGTTCATCGTCCAATCGTAAAAACGTTGAGTCCGAGGAACCAAAGGAGTAGCAAAGGAGTAGCAGGGAGAATTACCTAGTCCAGCGAAACGCTCCTTCCACAGTTCCTTCCCACCTTCCGTAACCTGCTTGGCGAAGAACGTGTTATACTTCTGAGCGAGTCCTAGCCGCATCCGGAACAGACCGAATGCCAGCTGATTGAGTTCGTTCGGGTTGTGTAACTCCGTTTCGTTCACCCACTTACCAAACATTTCTTGGAACTCCGCGCCCATCGCGTCGTATGGAGGTTCTGCGATAACGTGGCGGAAGTCGATGGGATTCATGTCGCCAACGGTGACAAACTTTTTATAAATGTCAAGCCGTAACGAGCTCAGGCGTGGGTTTCTTTATCTCAACTACAGCAGGAACTCGCTCATAGAGCTTCTGAGAAGCGCCACGAGTCTTGCCGTCATGCTTTGTCTCGGAGTTGAGACGAAGTTCGTTTGCCTTTACCATTTTCTTAAGGCGCATGTAAATGGTAATGTAAAGAACACCTGGGTTCTTTGCCATCGCATCTTGAACCGTGAAGCGCACCTTGGAGGGCAGCTTCATCAGAAAATTATACTTGGCGCGGGGTTTTTTATTCATATAGAAAGATTACGTTGGGTCTTCTCCGGTCAAAACCTTGAGGAGAGACATGTGGGATTTGCCAACTTGTGCGAGCCTTTCGCACGTTGAAATGAGCGCCGCTGAGATTTCTTTAATGGTGGAATTGAGCGCCTCAATCTGCTTGGCTTGAGCCAGCTGAACTTCGTTCAGACGGTTTACTTCCGTCTGATACTTCATTAGAACTTCGATGGTTTCATTCATGGTGTAGCGGAGACAAACTTGGGCGCAGGTTGGAGTTGGTCTTGGCGGAACCATCTCGCGGAGATGATACCGACAAAACGAACGCTTGCTACCGCGTTATCGGTAGATGTGTAGGTGGATACGATTACTCCGGTCAGCCCGTGAGCGTCTGAACTAGGGTCATTGATTTGAACAGAGTCTTTGGGTTTCATGTTTTAAAACGGTCGTAGTTTTTCTCCAAGGCTTCCTTGGCATCGAAGAGGCCAAGGCCGGTGAGATCCCTATAGCGCTTGATGGCCTGGATGCGGTCGCCGTCAGCGTAGATTTTTGCGATAACAGGGGGAACGGTAGGGAGGTCGCTGGCGGCCGGATCGAACTCAACTGATGTCACGAGAGGCAGAAGTTTCTGCACAAGTGCCAGCAATTCGGCGTTGGATGTAATGGTAAGTTTCATACGATGACGGTAACAGTTAAATTATAAAAGTCAAGAAGGAATCGAAACGAACTTATCATTAATTCAAATCTTACTCACCTTGTCCGGCGGATTTCGGTGGCTTCGTTGAATATCATGTGAGTAGGAAAGTAAGGCCCTTAGCGTATTTCTTGACTTGGTTCTTTGAAGGTTCGTCGGAAAGGTTCACCAGCATGTCCTTGATTTTAACAGCCGTAGCCAAAACGTTGGGTTTGACCCGAATCAGATAGTCCTCATAGGACTCGCCCTCAATCTTAGTCATGGAAACCACGGCGGTAATGACTTCCTCAGAAAAACCGAACATGCGAAGCAGTTCGACGGTGGCAACCGTGTCTTCGAGAATGTCATGGAGTAGAGCCACCTGCTTCTCCAAGGGATTCTTGAATAGAGCAGCAACGGCGCGGGAATGGGTGATATACGGAGTGACCTTATCGTTCCGCGTCTGGCCAAAGTGGAAGTGCTCCGCAACTGCGTCAGCGCGGTCTACCAAGTTGGGTTGATTGAATAGGTGGTCTAACATAAAAAAAGTGTGGATGATTATTTTATAAATGTCAATACAGTTCGACAATATTTTTCTTAGAGGGCCGATATTTCTGTTTACTGAAGTATTTCAGTGAATCGGGATTATCGATGGGGGAGGCTCCACGTGGACCCTTCAGGTTGTAATAGAGAGGGTCAGCGTCCTTCGCGAAGAGCAGAAAGTCGCCGCTGTGGGCCCATTTTGAAACGAGATTGAATACTCCACCGAGCTTTTTAGCGTCGGCGTAGGTGAGGTCGGTTTTTCTGGATTTAATCATGGTAGTTTATGCGGATGCGATAAGGCGAATGAGGCCGGAAATACCCAAGCCAGCGGCTAGGCCTCCGAGCATACCGATGTAAATCGGTCGAATGTGTTCGATGCCGGCTCCAAGTGCCATACCAACACACATGGTAAAAAGAATGACATGGAGAAATACAGGGAAGTATCGGGAGTTCATAGAGATTTTACGTTTTCTGCGTTGAAGTCGTAGCCGTTGCCGGCGAGGTCAACCACCGTGTAAACGATGGGGCGACCAACACCTGCGTTGATTTGGAGAATTGTTCCGCCGTAACAGAGACAACTGTTGGGGAAGGTGGCAATCACCCTGTCGCCTATCTTGATAGGTTCCATGTTCTTAAACTTCCTTGAACAGTTCGTCCCACACTTCCGGCGGCGTGCCGGTCATCAGGAACTCACGCTCATCAGCGGTGAGGTAGGGGAAGGCCCTCTGAATGAGGGCCCCGTTCTCTCGCGCGAGATTGCCGATGAGGAGAAGCTCCGGTGTGAGCTTCGGCATGTCCATCGTGTAAGTCTTGCCGTCGAGCTGACAGCGCTTGGTAATCTTCATGGTTAGATACTGTGTGAGATTTTTATAAATGTCAAGACTTGACCAGCTTTTTCTGCCAGATACGGATGTAATCAGAATCGTAACCGACATTGACAAGACGACGCTTTTCTGCTCTCGCTTCCTTGAGAGTTAGAGAGCTGGTATGAAGTTTCCAACCCTCGTTCCCAACGTCCGTCCAATAGATTTCAACAGTGTAGTTCGTCATGTGGGTCACAGTGAAGACTATTTTATAAAAGTCAAGCCAAGACCGGCCCCAACCAACTGGCTAGCCAATAACTCCACTTGTGCTTGAAACGATTTCGGCGGAGATAGTTGTAAGTCTTGGCCATCTTATCCCGAAGGTCGTAGAGTCGCTTGTCCTCAAGCGTGTAAGTGTTCCCGCGCTTGGTGTTGCACGGAGAGCAGAGAGGTCGCATATTCCACACGTTGTTCTTGCCACCCTTGGAGGCCGGCAGGATGTGGTCTCGGTTCATCAGAACGTATCCACCGTCGTGCTCGGCATAGAGGTCAAGATGAAGTCCGCCCTTCTGTTCAGAACCGTGGCCCACCTTGTCTTGGGTGAGGATAATCTTGGTGCCCTCAAGACCACAGAAGACACACTTGCAACCGTGCAGGCCGAACACCTTCATGCGGGTGATGGAATACTTCCGGCCCTCATGCACCAACGTTCTGCTGTTATCATTGGTCATGGCCCGATGGATAACCTCGTTGACCGGAAGCTCTCCAAGAATCTTGGAGCCGGGATTATGTTTAATCTTCATGTGAATTACGGTGAGATATTTTTTATAAATGTCAAGAAACCTTTTCAACTTTCCAAACATTGACGACCTTAGTAGCCATGTTCGTATTCACAAGGTCATAGACCTCGCCATCCTTCACGACAAGCACGTGGCCGTTGACGTGAACCAAATAGGTTCCAACGGAGAACTTGCTCAGAATATACATGAGGGTGCACCCTTCGATGGGAACCAGAATGAACCGATGACCGAACATGGTTCTCTGACGACCGAGCAGAGCGCCCGTATCAACCCCACGATTTCCTCGAATCTCCGGACGATACAGCTTGGGCTGTTCACGAACAAGAAGGTATTCCACGTCCTGATAAGAAACCCCGGTGACGAAGCAGATGGAGGTCGGAACACAAGTGCCCCGAATTCCGCGGGGAGCCAAGTTCTGAATCTTCAGTTGGTTAATAGTCATACGACCAACAGTGTATTATATTTTATAAATGTCGAGCTTAAATTGGTGGATGGTATCGGATTCGAACCGATGACGAAGCGCTCTACCAGACTGAGCTAACCACCCGAAAGTTTTAGGAGCACATACAAGTGCCCCAATCTTGACAACAGCTACTAGACCACATTCTGCAACCTTCGCAATAGGTCATTGTGCCGAAGCAAAAAGGACACTCACTGCCACCAGAACTTTTACGTTGTTGGTGCCGGCGTGCGCGCTCAATACGACGATTCTGGCCACTGGTGAGTGGGCGAACCCCCTCCTTGACATTGTGACACGTAGGCTTCACAGGAATGACACGAGTTCAGCAAACGTGGAGAAATGGGTGTATTCGTCTTTATACTCCTGCGCATCATTGTTCCAAATGCGCTGACGGAGGATGACGGCGGAATCGAAAGCGTCACGGGTAACCGCCTCCTCACAATCGCCGGAATCACAGAAGTATTCCTTTGAGGCGGGGTAATACGTGAAGCCAAAGTTGTTCAGAACCTTGACCTCTTCAGCGGTGAATGACGTTTCCATGTAGGTGACAGTGAATACATTTTTATAAAAGTCAACAGCAAAAAAAAGGCGAGCCTTTCGACTCGCCTTCTTAGGATGAAACCAACACTTACCTAAATTAAACAGCAGCCTTCTCAGCCTCCAGCTCCTCCTTGGAGAACGGGGTGATGGCCTTCGTCACCGTGGTCTGCTTCTTCGTTTTCTTGGGGTCGAGGTAATCCTCGGGCCCGTGCTTCCGCTTGAAGCCACACTTGTCATAGATAGCGCATCCGTGGCACATATCATTGAGGAACCGATTGGGGTAGTGGCAGGTATCGTCGGAAGCGTAATCAATGATGCCCGGCTGACCGCTACCGAAGTAGTTAGGGTCATTCGTCCAAGGATAGACCTTCTTTACAACTTCCTCCTCCTTGCCGTTCACCAGCTCCACGACCTTCTCGACCTTGACGGCGACCAGCTTCTGCTTCTTGACCTTCTTGGGGAGCTTCTCCTTGGAAATCTTCGGAGCAATCTTGGGCAACTTACCCTTGTTGTTCTTCACGAGCTCCACAATCTGCTCCTTGGTGAAGCCGGCGTCGAGATACTTCTTAGCCTCCCGCGAAGTGTATTCCTTAATCATCCGCTCTTCTGACCCACCAAACTTTTTGGCGAGCGTCTTGGCGAAGTATTCTTGGTTTGCGAACGATTTGATGCCCGAGATTGCACATACCGGAAATATGTATTTTCCGTTTGGACTACGTTCAAATGCTGTGAGTTTCATGTATCCAAGGTGATTGTTTTTTTATAAATAGTCAATAAAAATCGATTATTCCCACGTTTTATGTTCTCATCTTTATATTTATAGACATGGGAAGAAAAAAACTACATCGAACAAAGGAAGAACTTAATGAACAAATTAGGCAACGATCCAACAGATACTATAAACGAAACAGAACAGAAATCTGCAAAAAACGCATGTTGCGGTATTTACGGACTACAGAACAAGCTGAAGCCTGATAAATGGTATGTCGGACAAAGTTTAAACATCAATGCTAGATTGAACAAAGCTTATAGGCACGGCCATTGTCAAAAACAACCAAAGATATACAACGCTTTAAAGAAATATGGCTATGACGGTTTTGAAAAAGTTATATTAGAAATATGTTTGAGAACTCAACTGGAAGAAAGAGAAATTTTCTGGATAAAAGACAAGAACTCAGTCGAACTTGGATACAACGTATTGTGGGGAGGTAGGGCTTGTAGTGAAGAAACTATTCAAAAACTTCGTAACTCTTTGAAGGGAAAATTTGTTGGAAAAGATAGGTGGTGGGCATATGGAAGGCAGAGGTCAGAAGAAACTAAAAGAAGAATTGGACTAGCAAACAAAGGAAAGAAACATACACAATCGTCTAAACAAAAGCTCAGAATAGCTCACACCGGCAAACATCTATCGGAAGAACATAGGAAAAATCTACGACTGTCTCAGTTGGGCAAAAAACATTCGTTGGAAAGAATAGAAAATATACGAAACTCTCTAACTGGAAAGACTGGAAGAATAACGTCTGACAAAACCAAGCAGAAAATACGTGATAAACTTAAAGGCAGGGTTATGTCTGAGGAACATAAGGCCAAACTCAGAAAACCTCACAAAGTAAAGAGAATCCACACAATAATGAGTAATGTCGGCCAAGTCGTAAACAATCCGTAAAGGCTAAATAAATCTCTTGTTTTCATGTGGCTTACAGTGACAGGTATTTTATAAATGTCAAGAGCTACCGTTGACCCCAGCTATTATGCTGAGTCACAAAGATGTCGCCGGCCTGAGTCACGTAGAAGATGCCTGGCCACTTCTCATTGAACTCACAGAGGCTGCCGTCCCAGAACCAACGTGGCGGCTTGCCTGCTTCCTGCTCTTCATCAGAGCAAGCGATGTAGTCGAGCTTGTCCTTCAACTTCGGAGGCAAGCTGCCGTGGTAGAGATAAATCCAGCGGTGAGGGTGTGAGGACATGTTAGGGATTGTGCATCTGATTGAGTTCAGCGATGCTGAACTGCGGGTCCTTATCACCCTCCTTGTGCATGAAATGGTCTTGGGTGGAGAGAGTCTCGAGGGCGATGACGAGGTCATCACCCGTGAAGCGTTCGGCCAGATAGTCGCTGGCCTCGACAAAGTCTTTCTTCATGGAATTAGGCATCCATCAGACTGCAGATGCCGAGGAAACCAAAGAAGGCGAACCAACCCCAAGTTTCAACCTTGTAGCCGTGGGTGATGAGCCAACCCGCGCCACCTAAGCAGCCAATGGTGAGGATGGTCTGTGAGACGATTTTAGTCGTGTTCTTCATGGTATTAAGCAGTGGGAGTGGTGGAGAGGATGTCGGCCGGGCAGGTGACGCGGCCCGTGAAGCGACCAGCCTTGGACTTGTCAACGATAGTGACGACGACCTTGACGGGGTTGATTTTCACGACCAGCGCGGCCAGGCCACGAATGTAGCTGGGGTTCGCCGTCTGAACGAAGTAGAGCGTGTCGCCTACCGTGATAGAACGCTTCAGGCGTCGAGCTTCGATAGCTTTGAGGCCATCGAGACGGAAGTTTAGAGCTTGATTAATGGAAGCAAGGGAAGCATCGAGCTTACCCGAACTAATATCACTGAGGATGTCGGTTGAAGTAATGTTCATTTGAATAGACTGAAGACTTATTTTATAAATGTCAAGAAAAAGTTGGTGAGTGGGACTCGAACCCACAAGTTTTTTCAAACTAGCGGCACGTCTACCGGGCTCACTATCCAGCTCTATCCACTAAAATAGTTGACCGATTGAGGGATTGAACCTTAGAGAGTGCGAGGAGGCTCCCGCCTTGGCACCAAGCCGCTTTACACTTATGCGGGGAGCAAGTATCTCTCCCACACGCCTACATTTATCTCATTTACCGGCCATAAAGTATCTGCTCCCGAATCGAACAGTTTTCTGTGTTATACAGCTATAGACCACTACCTCTGGATCCTTGAGGCTTGAGCAAAAAAATTTTTCGGACTTATACCGCACCCTGACGAACTCCGGTAAGCCGTTCCTGATTGGCCGTGCTCACCTTGAGAGGTGTTTGCTTCGCGTCAACGAACTTGTTGACGAATGAATCGGTCGTGAGGGGATCGAAACCCACTATCGCCGCTAAGCGACACTCCATTCAAAGTAGAGAGAGCATCCTTTATCACTTACCGCGTAGCGGAGTTGTGATACTGCTGACGACCAAATTGATGATTAGTTCTATGGACGGGGATGGATTCGAGCCACCGACCTCCCCGTGAAAAGGGGCGCTCTGACATCTGCTTCGATTCGCCTTTTGGACTAGAAGTTTGTAGTCTCGTCTTTCAACGTGGTTACCTGACTAAGCTTTTGGTCCATTCACCACACCTACTGGATTTTGAATCACTGAGCTACCGACGCACAGAACTTACCATTGACTGTTAAAGAACTATCCTCAGTTGCTTCCACGCTGAGGAACCGTGGTATTTCATAATGTTCAGTTGACGAGCGGAGTATTTGTATACAGATGGGAGGCACATCGGCCATCACCCGCAGCGTTTATTTCTCAGCCATCCGAAAGACATCGGAGGTCGATTTCCCGAAGGGTTTCGACTTCATCCAAAGAACAAATCTGACGATGACATTTATTTATAAAATGTCAACTAAAAAGATTACTCATTCGAAAGAGTAATCGAACCGTCAAACAGCTCGTGAGAACCGGAACTGATGGCGGGGAGGAGGAAGACGCTGCCAACCGTGTCGGAACAGCCCACACGATGCAGAACATGCATTGCCTTCTCATGATCCACCTCACAGACCATGCCGATGTAGTAGCCGATGCCACCAACGGTGCTGGAGTAAGTGAACTTGTAGAGACTGCCAACCTTGAGATCCTTTCGGGTCAGTTTGGCAGCGGGCTTCTTAACAGTATTGATAGTAATCATTGGAGTAGTATTGTGTTATTTTATAAAATGTCAAGCCACATGTGGGCGGTTCTTTAGGATTTCACGGATGAAGTCAAGCTCGGCACACATAGCATCTACAGTGTGCCGCTCGTTCTTAGTGTATTCATATCCACAGGTGCACTCAGGACAACCACAAAGCGTATGACAGGATTGAAAGGCGTGCAGCCGTGCTCTACGTGAATTGAAATAGCGCAGGAGCCGTGGCGTTGACCACCTGACCAACTGATGCCGTTCCGCACCTTGTGAGGGAGTAATCATGTCACAAATATAGATTGTTTTTATAAAATGTCAAGCCTTCAATTCAGGCCTTTTCTTTCTCCACTTCTGATAAACGCCTTTCTTTTTTAAGACTCTACGAATGACATAGGCGCTTACTCCCAATCGCTTTGCCATTCTTTTTGGTCCACACTCTTGATACATTTTCACTATCGCTTCTTCCATTTCAACATTTACTTGCACAAAGATTTTTCCTGTTGCGGCTGACCTAAGTTTTTCTCTGTGCTCCTCCGAAACTATTCCACTACTTCTGTTTTTTGATAATCCAGTATCCCAGGTTATTTTTCTGCCCGACATCTTGTTGCGCATCATCTCTGTGTGCTCAGTCGTCCACATATTTTTTGTCGTTGTTGTTCTCCACCTTCTAAACTCAGGAGACGCAAATGCCTTTTTCAGTGACACCGATCTATTTTCTAACATTCTTATTCGGTCTTCTGATGGCATGTTAGTTGTGGTATCTCCGCCGGTTCCCCCGAGAGTTATGTTGTATCCAACATTCTTATCAGTCGTATTCAGCTCCCTTACCCAGTAAACTTCTCTTTCTGCTAAATGAGTGAGGGAGCTACATTTTTCTATTGTAATCTTCTCAAAGTTTTCTTTTCCATACTTCTTTACGGCTCTCCGCAAAAGAGTTCCAGATCCAATATAGCTAGGCCTATTACGGGCATCTTTACCAACATAAATCTTTCCATTTATTTTATTTCTCGTCTTGTATATTATCATACTGGATAAATATACAAGACAAGAACAAATATTGCGCTCACTTTACTTTTTTAGCACTTGGTATATCAACTTTTTATAATCTTCTTCATTCAACTGCTTTCCATCAAGTAGCTTGAACGCCATGCCAGACCGATTAGTTTGTCCATAAGCCTGCATGATTGCGGCCGCCGCGTCTCTCCGAGAGACTCGCTTGAGTGGTGATAGTGGGGCAACAAAATTTTTCATATACGAAACAATCTCTTCAACCTCTTTATGAGCATCGCAGATATTGGAAATCATACCACGCGCCTCATTAGCAATTTCATAATCAAAAGCTTCTTCACAATAAGCGAAGAACTCTTGATAGGCCGGCTTACCAGCGATTAGCCAAACATCCAAAACTTTCTCTATATTGGATAGCTCCGACTTCATTCTATGTTTGCACAAATACTCAGCACCCTTGACCTTACGGATGGACTGACCGTTGTTGTAGTAAACGCACAGGCCCTCCATACCCTTAAACTGCTCTACAGCATTCTTCATTTCTTCAACAGAAGAATATGAGAACGAACGAGGGCGAGGAACACCCCATGCCTTGGCCGTAGTGTCCAGCGAAGTCTGTGTGACGTAGCGGTAGTCTGCGTGGTATATAGCCCCGGTAAGATATAGGATGGGTTCAGTTCCGTAGTCTATGACAATTTTGTTTAAAGGGGAGCACCACTCATACACCACAGTCATCTCTTCCGACTCTACCCAACTGTTATTAAACGCTTTTGGATATTTCTGTTTGAGAATCTCAATTTCCCAACCGTTCAACGGTTGGAGAGAAGCGTCCAATGTTCCGCGGGTGCGAACGATGAGATTTCCTTTGTATTTTGATACGAGCAAAGTCGAACCATCAATCTTTTCCATCAGTTCTGCGTCTTGAAGAGAAGACGGAATTCCGTCGAGGGAAGGCTGCTCGTCCCAGTTGAAAAATTTCTTCCAAGACAGAGAAACAGGAAGACCGTCCTTAGTCCATACAGATGAACGAAATATAAGATTTTCAGGAGTATATTTGGAGCCGATAGAAATTGGTTGAACAAGCACAAACTCTTCATTCCCAATGAAATGAGAATGTTTCATAAAGCTGTCTTTGTCGATTTTTTCTAAAGAAATTTTCATGTTTTTGAAGTAAAGATGTAGAGTGAGCTAGATTTTATAAAATGTCAAGTGTGTAATGAAAATTTTACACCACCTACCAACAACAGTTTTTCAGCAGAAGAAATACTTGAAGAACAAGGTAGTCAACAAAAAAGGGACTCCTTTCAGAGTCCCTCTTAAGTCTATGAACAACAACTAGACGTTAGAAAACGTTTAGGAAAATAACGATAGAGACAACCACCCACGTTGCGCAGGTGAGGACAGCCCCACAACACTTAGCCTCAGTCCAACTCCGGTCTTCATTGACAACCTGCCACTTGACAGACTTGTTCCAGAAGTTGCCTTCCTTGGAAACCATCACCTTACGCGGAAGGAAGTTACGACGATAAAACCAAATACAGAGGACATTCCACGCGAGGAGAATAGGGACACCAACTGCGATGCCGGAGAACTGCTTCACAAGGTCAACGGCATCCTTGCCCATGACCTTCCACCCAATCACGAACATGGTAAATCGACCAGCATCGGTCTTACTGAACTTATCGATACCATCCACGATAGAAACATCCTTACCGAACGTGGCATCCTTCGTCTCATGGAGAACAGCCTTCGCGGCGGAACCCATTGCCGTGCCGACGTTATTACCAAGGTCAGCCCACTCATTTGCCTTAGCAGCGAGCGTCTTGGGCATCTCCACTGGCGTTACCGGAGCGGGCTTAACCGCATCCTGAACGACATGGATGGTGACTTCCTGCGGCTTGGGAGCCGTGGTTTCCTGGCCGTGGCCAAGAACAGCGCCGAACGTGAAGAACACGATGAGCGCGATGAATGCGATAATACGATTGAGGTTTTTCATGTAGTTGAAGTAAAGATACAGAGTGACCTAAGTTTTATAAAATGTCAAGAAGATGTGGAGAGAAACTGTTTGCGGGTGACCTTGATTACCTACCAGCAACACGGTGAGCACATGGTTTGAACTTCACCAACTTTCCACCCTTGCTCATGTAGCCTAAGTCACGGAGGATGAGATTCATAACTGTCAACTCATGCATGAACAAAAGACCATCAGCCATACCACTCTGTGCGGCGAGGTAGTTGGGAGACTTAAGAAATACGTTGTAAACGGTTTGGGCGATTTGCTTGTTCGTGAGAATTCCAATGTTTTTCATAAAAAGTGGTGGTGCCACCCGGACTTGAACCGGGAACCAATTGCTTAAAAGGCAACTGCTCTAACCAATTGAGCTATGGCACCTAAAGTGTTAAGATGATTTCAGTTTTGCCACCATCTTACGGATTGGAGCGAGGTCGACGAGGACAACACGGAGGGCAATGTCTGGATGACAGGCTTTGTTGATGATACCCTCGAGAACCTTGATAGTTTCTTGTTTGAGCTTGTCGTCCACAGATGACACCCTACCTAAGAAATATAAAAAGTCAATTACTTTTTCTTACGCTCTCTGATTTTCGCTTCGAATAACTTTCCCGAGCGAACTGACTGCGTAGGCGTAGGTAGAGGAGCTAACTTTGGGTGCCCCTTCTCAAACTTCTCGCCGTTGCAGTTGCTAATCTTCATCTCACAAATAGATATGAATTACTTGTGAGAAGTTGTCAAACTATTTTCGAAAATTATCGATTGACGAGCGTGAGTCCAAGCCGCCCCTTGCCTACGAAACGTCCCTGAGCATCAAACGTGTCACCGTTGATTTCACGTGCAACAAGTCGTTGATTCTCATTGAGAATGGCATAGTTGTTTTCGCTGTTCTTCTGAACGTAAGCGATAACTTTTCCGGATGGGCCTCTGACGATTTCTACTGACATGATATTTTAGTTGGGTTGATTATTTTTTACGAATGAGGTATTTCGCTGAAATCCACTGTTCAATTATTTCAGCCATAGTTTCTCGCTGAATATCGGTCAAGTCTAGTCTACGTTTGTCCGTGGCTCCATCAAAATCGAGAACAGCTTCAGCATCTTCAATTGCGTCTACAAGATCTTCTATCAATTCTTTATTCATATTTGAAGACTACTGCCTAATTATAAAATGTCAAGACTTATCGGAAATTTTGAATGAGGTGAGAACTTCGATTAGTTCGGCTGAACAGATAGCTGTTTCAGCGAAGTTCAATCCGTTCGAAAAAACAATCGCAGAAAACTTTTCGCGTAGCTCAGCCTTTTCATCGTAGGATAGCTCGATATTCTTCATCACATTCTTTCGTGAAATCACATCTAAAATTTCTTTACAGTAAAATCCTGAATAGTTACTTTCCAAAGAGATTACTTTGGCTTTCCACGCCGACCCCTTAGATCTTAGAGGTGGAAGACTAACGGTGTCGCCTACACTCACGTTACGACCTCCATCCAAATAGGTGACGTTCATGCCCATTGGGCTCTCAACAACAACAACGCCGGTGTAATTTCTCATGCCACCAGACTAGCTAAACTTTTATAAAATGTCAACGAAAAAAGAGAGCCCGATCAAGGAACTCTCTTTTTTGACCACGATTGACCAACAATCATCAGTTTAACGTCATCAGGGGACGTAACCGTTGTTACACGGAAATTGATTCACAGAAAAGACGAACCTTGCGGGCTCGTCTTTAGTTATTAGATTAGGTTGGCTTGAGAATACAGCGTTCCTCGATACATCTTTCATGGGATTATAGATTCCCCATTTTTCCATCATCCTTTCGGACGGTAATGTTCATGGTTGCCTTTTTCGTATCAGGCGATAGACTCTCTCTTAAACTACTCGACACCTTTTTCAACTGTCTATGGGAGCTACCCACAAACGAGCCTACTCGTTGTATCAAACCTAAATGACCTTGCGAGCCACCTAAGCTCTCCATTCCTTTCGGTGGAGACTTTAACCACTTACGTTTAAGAGGATTACAGTGCTTGTGCTTTTAATTTCCATTAATAGTAGAATTGCCTTGCGGCTTCCAAAAACGATGTGCTGTAATGATGGCCGGTTTCCCTTTTGGAGAACCCGATACCACCCACCGCCATACCTTTCCCTTGCGAGGACTTGGGCCGTTCTAATCGAATGAGCAGCTGGTCGTAACCAACGTCACCGACTCTAACTGGATTAACCCACTTGGCTGCAAAACCTCGCAGTATAATCCTTACGCTTCAGCTTACTTCCTCGTCGGGTGTTGTGCTTTTCTCCAAGATGCCATCTTGATATTTTCCCTCAACCACTTGGTCGTCAGGATTTCGACTAGAGAACTGCTCCGACTTCGGACCTACTCCTACCTATTAGTAGAAGCGAGAGCCTACGCTTGTATAACTGACCGCGATGCGGCGACAGTGTTTGGAACACCGCCTTTCCCTACCTTTCGATAGACGTATCTTTACCAACCCTTGCGAGCTGGAAGGACATCATACTGCCCTTAAATTGTTAAACTGTAAAAGAACTAAATTGGAGCGAATCTACGATTTGATACGTAACCTCTCTACGGTTGTAGAGTGTGCTAACATACACCAGCCTTCGCGTAACTGACTGAACTTATGACTATGACAGGTAGTTTATAAATGTCAAGCCTTTCGACTAACTAAATTGAGATTTTCCATTCTATCCCCAGCCAAATATTTGCAAGTGTCTTTTATCTACTTACTTATACTCCATTATCTATCTTCTGCGCGTCATCTTTTACAACTTCGCACTTGGTTTCAATAGCGGCCGCGACTTCGGAATCGCGTCTGGTTCATCTTAACGGGGAGCTTTTCAAAACTTGAACTGTCGAAAGAACACCATCACTCTACACGCTTATATATAACTGTCAAACAAAAAGCGTTAAGCAATCCAAAATTTCCAAACTTTTTTCGGATACTGAGACGTAAGGTTCGCCATGAAGGTTTCAACTGCCCACTGTGGAAAGTTGCTGGCGAGGGTGAGTGCCACATTCGATCCGTCGTCAATCGCATCACCCGTTTTGCTATCAAGGATGGGCTCACGTTTCGTAAGTCGTTGACCCATAAGGGTTACTAGCTTGTTATTCTGTGATTTCGTGGTCATTGGGGGGAAAAAAGATTGCGACGATAATAAAGGCAAGAAAGAGGAGGGCATACCCTAACATCCAAAGAGCCCACACAAGGGGCCCAGCGAGCAACCGAGAGGACACTACGCCCCATTCCCACCCACATGCCCCAAGGACAATCCATGCCGACAGTAGGATGTGGAGGAGGGCAATCATTGAAATGGCGGGAAGGAGAAGTCACACAGACCCTCTCCAAAGCCATCGCTCATCTGCCCACAGAACTCCTCACCAAGTTTTTTGGAAGGAAACTCGACGATGATTTGATATGGTTTGTTCATAAAATTACCAGGCGAACCCACCAAGCCCACCCGAACGACGGAGCACCGTGGAGGCGCGTCTGGTAGAGATACGGTCACGGATGGTGCCAGCGGAGACGAGCCCCTTGTTGAAAATGTCGATGAACGGTTGGAGAGCCTTCTGGCGCTTCGTGGTGATGTAGACCGACACCGTGTGGGTGATGTGCGGGCCCTTACCCACCGTCACGATGTTGTGCTCATCCGAGCTATAGGGCTTCTTGGCCACTTCGATGGCGTAGGTGCGAGCCTCAAAGCCGCTGCCAGCACGAGCAGCGCTGATGGGGAGAGTGGCGATAACCCAGCCCCGATTGGTGACATAGTGGAGCGTGAGAACTCCACGATGGTTGCCCTCATAGACAAGCTTGTTCTTGGACTTCCAAGATGGGCTCTTGAGGTCGGACTTGAGAATACCCTTGGGCAACTCAGGAGACTTAACGGTGGCGGTCTTGTTCATGTGGTTTAGAGTGACGTTGTTTTTATAAATGTCAAGACTCAACGTTGTGAGATTCGACGGGAAGTAAATAGCCGTCGGTCTCGTTATCGGCGGCGAATTTCCATGCTAACTCCTTATCGAAGAAAATCTTGGCTATGGACATGTTACCGTGAAAAACGACATGAACTTTGGTGGTGTCGTTGAAACTGAGAACTTTACTCGGTATTTCGTGCATGGGAACCACAGTTCCTTTACATTTTTCGCATATCATACCGGCACGACCTCCGCGGTTCCCTTCTTTGTGTCGAGTTCGATGGTGACATACTCACCATACTCAAACCACTTTTCAGCAACTTCACGAGCCTCATCGGCATCGTCCGGCTCTAAGAGGCGAAAAGCTTCATCAATAGCGTCGGGGTTTTTAAACGTGATTTGGATTTTCACTTGACATTTCCTCCAAAGACTTTCTTGAGAGCCTCAATCGGCCCCCAAGCGGAAAAGGAGTTGTATTTCTGGCTGCCCTTGTAGTCCCACACACCACAACGTTCACCATCAACGGTAAATCCCCAGCTGTTGCTGACCTTACTGGGGTCATCTTCACAGTTAGCCTTGAAGCCAATCAGCTTGGTGACCTGAGCGACAGTAAGACCTTCAATGGTGGCAGTTCGGCTGTCACCAGCTTCATCGACGGGAAGAATAATGGGTTTGGACATAAAATTAGAATAAGGATGTTTTATAAAAAGTCAAGCTTTAATTACATTGAGCTATACAGGTTCATCCACGCTCTGGCTGTCCGATTGTCGTCAATCATCTGCCAAATCGTGTCTGCATAATACTCATAGTTGTTCTCGGTGAAGACCGTTGGTTCAAAGATATGAACACAAAGGTCTGAGGATTCTCCTGTTCCATATTCGCCTCTACCACTGAAAGTCATACCGTCGATTTTTCCTTTGAATACAAACGACACCTCTGCGCAACCATCTTTGACTTTAAAAGAAAATCCTTTGACTTTAAAAGAGTCTTTCATGTTAGCTGAGTTTGCTGGCGTAAGGGTGATAACGAACGCGAGACTTGAAGTAGTCCTTGGAGGGGCCTCGAGGAGCCGTGTGCGAAGCCGTCCACAACTGGCCCTGATACTTCATCAGAATGTGGGCAGACTTACCCATGCGGTTCAGAGCCTCGAGGATGGTGGTCTTGATGACCTCCGACTCCGTGGCGGGGAACTCATGTTTCTCCAAGATGATTTCAGCGGAACCGGTGTTGACCGCGAGCAATTGCACTTTGTTGTCCATGTAGATTACAGTGAGGATTATTTTATAAATGTCAAGCTTTACCGTGTTAATAGTCCAAAGAATCCACCGTATGAGAGGCTGCGTCAATAAGCTCAGCATTAGCGCAACCAACGTGCTCCTCCATGTCGAAGAGGGCATTCTCAATCGAGCCCAATTCATATTGAAGGTCATAGGAGTTATCCGTTGCTTCGTCAAGAAGGTAGCCTACAATCTCCGCGAGAAAATCCCACTCTTCTCCAAGATTAGAAAGATTTCCCTCTTCCTTTTCCAAAGATTCCACAAGGCGATCTGATTCTCGAAGAAGTTTTTTAACTTCACGCTCTCTCTTGATGAGGGCGGCACGGCTCTGCTTGATTTCGGTGGCACGAAATGCCATCTCTTTAAGAATTTCTGTTACGTTCATGGGAATAGAATTGATGAGTTTTTATAAAATGTCAATCAAAATAAGTGATTTTCTGATGTTTTATCTTCTGACTCAATACTTATAGTCATGGGAAGAAAGAAATTACATCGAACAAAAGAAGAGAAAAATGAACAACATCGAATCCGTTCCGCTAGATACTATGAGAGAAACAGAGCCAAAGTCTGTGAAAGAGTCATGCTGCGGTATCTACGGATTAAGAAACAAGCTTAACGAAAAATGGTATGTTGGGCAGAGCTTGGATATGCACAAGCGTTGGTTGAATGACTACAAACGAATGAAGTGTTCTCGCCAACCAAAAATTTACAATGCTCTCAAAAAATATGGCTACGATGGATTTGACAAGGTGATATTGGAGGAATGTCCAAACGATATTAATTTTTTGAATCGGAGAGAAATTTTTTGGATAAAATATTACAATTCTATGTTGAACGGATATAATCTTACCGGAGGAGGTGGAGCAAAAGGAACATACTCACCTGAATCAATTGAAAAAATGAGAAATGCCCAACTGGGGAAGAATCATACGGAAGAAACAAAAGAAAAAATCAGAAAAATTACCACTGGAAAAAAACAATCTAACGAAACAATATCGAAGAGAAAGTATTCAAATAAGAATTTCAAACACACTGAGACATCGAAGCGAAAAATGTCCATCTTAGCTACCGGAAGAAAACATACAGAACAGACGAAGAAAAAATTATCTGAGATGCAAATGGGTCGGATTCGTTCTCCTCGTTCCGAAGAAACAAAGCGAAGAATCAGTGAAGCAAAATTGGGATGGAATCCTTCAACCGAAACACGAATGAATATGAGTAAGGGTCAAAAAGGAAGAATTTTTTCCGACGAACATCGACGGAAAATATCTCAGAGTGTAAAAGGAAAAATTATGCCAATTGAGGCGATAGAGAAAATTCGTCAATGGAATCTTGGAAGAAAATGTTCCGAAGAATCAAAAAAGAAAATGAGTGAGTCCCGAAAAAAATATTTGGAGAGAAAAAAAGGGATAGCGAATTCCACTTCGCCAGAGCCCCTGCTCTCAAAGTAATTCCAAATGTTCTGCCAAATCGCCATCGTTTAAGGTATCAAGACAATTAAGTTTTGCCTGAACGCGACGACAAATATTTTCTTCAATGGTTTTTGCCCCATAGACAATGATTTGATAGGACTTGGTAAGACCGTTTAATCGCCAAATTCTTCCCAGAGCCTGACGAAGATTCTGTGCCGACCAGTTCGGGCTGATGATGGAAGCTCGAGCGTGTTTACCGTTCAAGTCGTGGAGGGAAATGCCCGTGCCACCCGCCGCGATGTTGATAATAAGAATCCGCTTCGTGTCCGCGTTGAAGCCGGTGATGTCCGCCTTACGGTCAGAATCACGTTGACCACCGACCACGAAACCGATTTCCTCCGCGGGAATTTTCCAAGTGTCAGTGAGACGCTTGAAGATGCCACCAACGGAATCTTCAAAGTTGACGAAGATGCAAACCGACTTCCCCTCATCGTAAAGCTCACGAGCCTTTTCCGCGAACAGAGGAACCTTGCAAAGTTCGGCGAGACGACGAGCCTTCATCATCACCGCGAAGATGTGCTCACTGTAGCCCTTGCTCTTTTCCTCGAGCTGAGCCAGTTCATACTCCATTTCATCGTAGACCGACTGAAGCTTCTTTTGGTTTGCACCAAGGTCGAAGGCATCCGCGACGATGTGAGACTCAGGGAAGATTTTCCCGAACATGTCAACGGTCATCCGCGACGTGCACTTGGTCGTCTGATAAAGATAGTTGTGGAGAGCCATCATCGACTCAGTGGCTTCCTTCGAAATCATGTCCCAGCTCATCAAGCCGAAACGACCAACCCACTTAGCACCGTGGATACGGCAAAAATCGTTGAAGTTATAAAGCTTGTGCATGTTCGTCAGATAACCGAACGCCTTCATCTCCAAAGGAGAACAAGCGACGGTTGCAGACGACACAAGGACACGATACCCCTGCAACTTGAGAGCGATGAGCATCCACGAATTCGAGGTGTTCGCACCCTTGCACTTGTGGCCCTCATCGACAATGACAAGGGAGTTTTGGGGAAAGGAAAACACGGGGATTTCCGTAATCGCGTTGACCTTAAGTGTGGACGGGTCCTTCAGCTTCTTCCACTTCATCCAGCGGGTAGAACCGCGGGAGAGTTTTTCGAAGTTGACGATAGCCTTCGGTTTGAGGTTGAAGAGTTTGACGACGCTCTCCCAAGCTGGAATGACAGCTTTGGGAGAAATAACGACCACAGAAACATTCATCTCCCGAGCGATAGCAGAAGCACAATACATCTTACCACATCCGGTTTCGGAAGTGTCTACTGCGAAGCCGTTGATATAAAGGCTATCCACCAAGGTCTTAACGTGGAGGATTTGCGGTTCGAGCAAGCCACTCGAGTTGATTGTGTTAGTCATTTAAATGAGGATGAATTGATTTTTATAATAGTCAATATAAATAGTAAATTTCTCACTTTTATCTTCTCACCGTTATACTTATAGACATGGGAAGAAAGAAGCTATATCACACAAAGGAAGAACAAGATGCAAACATTCGAGCCAAGTCAAAGCGCTACTACGAACGAAACAGAGAAGCTGTCAAAGCCAGAGTCATGTTACGGTATCTACGGACTCAGAAACAACATGGATAACCTCAGGAACAGAGAATAAAAAGTTGGGAAAACTTCAGAATATTCCAGAAGCGTGGACGCTTTTTGAAAAAAGATAAATACCAACGGTTCACTTCTTGAGAGTTTGTGCTAACATCTTGGTAGCCATCACCTTGTCTTGGCAGTAAGTGGCGCACTTCATGTGGTTTTGGGCGGAACTTTGGACTCAGCTGAAATCAGCTCTAAGGAGTTGATTACCAGTTCCATAAAGGTTTTCTTGTCGATGAGGATGTTTACATCCGTGCCGCTACCATTGGCAGCGGCGGTGGCGACCTCGTCAGCCTCATCATAGGTCTCGAATTCCCCGATATAGACGGGCTTGCAGTTGAAGGTAATTCCGTAGAACTTGGTTTTCATAGTATGGTTGCGATTTTAAGGTTGTTCCCGTTGATTGGACGGACAAGGTAGGACACGTTGCGGTCACTGTTCCAACCCGTCCACACAAACCGTCTCCCGTCGAACAGAACCACCTTTGCGGTCAGTTTCTTGACATCATCCCATCCGTTCGGACAGGCAACCTCGAGATACTCGCGGTTGATATCAGGCCGAAGAGAGTGGCGAACAACAAGTTCCTTGGAAAGAAGAATGGTAGATTTCATGTAGACAACACTGATGAAGTTTTTATAAATGTCAACTAAATTACGGACACCGGTAGACTCGTTCAAGGGTCGTGACTTTGAACTTTAACTCATTGCCCACCGGGGCATCTGGGTTAAAACCTCGCGGCTGAACGCGGGTGAAGTTGTTGATAATCTTGAAACGGTTATTTAGGTGCTGAGCTAGGTGGTAAATATCCAGAGTATTGTCCCCGAAATTAAAACTTGACAAATATAGATTTTCCACACTGGGAGTGTCGATGAACTGTTCCGAAATCTTTTGCTCAGCCTCCATAACCGCCTCCCCGCGAACCTTCGCCACAGTTTTACCAAACTGATAATCAGCGGAGCTTTTACCCCCTTGGTTGGTTTTTACTTGGAGAAGAGCCCTGTAATCGGGAAGATGGAAATCAACAACACCGCCCGACTCGTAAAAGGTGGCTCGGACTTCGTAGTGCTTGAACACTTTGTGCATGATACGTTCGTAGGCGAGGCCGGCGCCGCCGCCGTCCATCTTAAAGTCAGTCGCGGCAATGTAGCTCTCATTGAGACTGTTGAACCGACGAAGGGTTAAATCGTGAGCACGCTTAACTACTTCAGCGAAAGGAACGTGATTGGTGTTGGTCATGTGAGTGCCGATAGTGAGACTTAATTTATAAAAGTCAAGAATTACTTCTTGGCCACCGGCATCTTATTGAGGAGGGCAGCCTTCTGAGCCAGAATGTCAGCAATCTGCGCATCCAGCTTATCGATAGCAGCCTGAAGAACCTCAGACTGAGAAACCAGTGAGGCGCTGGAACAGAGAGCCACATCCCACTTACAGGTGTGTTCAACGTAGCCGTGAGCCGCATCAATCTCGTAGAGGAGTCCGGCGATAGCGATGAATCGCTTCGTTTCCAGATGGATGGGCAGGACGGCACAGTCAGACCCATGAGAGACAGGCATCGTAACCTCCAAGATTGAGCCGTTGTAAGTCGCTACTTGACGGACAAAACCCTGATTACCATGTGTGAACTGATTGACCGCAACATCGGCACGATGAAGGCTGTGGGGGAAGTTGAGAAGCCCGAAGTCACGGGCGAGTTTCAAAACGGTAGTCTGGGAGGCAGAAATAATCTTCATATTGGCGAACGTAGTATGTTTTTATAAAATGTCAAGAGGATTTAGGAGTCCACTGCTTGAGGAGTTGGCGGTTCATACGAAACTGTCCTAAGAGCGTGGGATTGAAGTGAATAAAGCCATCTCGTTTAAGATGAAGCGTAGTTCGGCCCTTTTGAGAAATGGAAAACTTCATCAAAGTCTTTCCCGTATCAGGGTCATTCAGCTTATTACCGCTCCAGCAAAGGTTGTTGCAGTGTTGGAGGATTTTCCAGAAATTTGCCACATAGACTTGAACATAGCGATACGTTTCAATCTCATGTTTAACAACGACTAAGATAGTTGATTCACGCACATCACAGTCCGTATTTTTAGCAACCATGCGATAACCATCGATGATTCTGTTTAGGACTTCCGACCCACACTTAGCCTTGGCAAATTCGGAAATCTGAAACCCAGAGCTATCAGCTTTGTCGAGAAAGTATTCAAGAGGCGTCTCAACAAAGTTGCTGGTGGTCGTGGTCTTGCACTCAATGGGGACACCGGCTCCCCGGTGGAGGATAAAATCCACAACGTTGCCAAACTTATTTCCACCACGAGCCACTCCACCATGTTCGCCGAGGCTCTCAGATCCAATAGCTGCACAAACGTCGGATTCAACATTGAACATTTCAAGTTCATTGTTGTAGGTAGAATAAAGAGCGGCCTTAATCTTGTTAAAGTCGTTGACGGTAATTGACGTTTGATTCATGTCGGTGACATTGAGACTTGTTTTATAAATGTCGAGCTTAATCTTGAATATCGCTGAAGACCTGGTCATCAATACAAAAAGATCCTTCCAAATAGTCTGTATCGGTGGGTAGTGATTCGTTGTCGGCTTGCTTGATGGCGTCCTCAAGGGACTCAGCTTCAATGTGCATGACGGCAGTGACTGTCCAGCTGACGGGAATTTTATAGGTTTTCATTTAGAGAAGGCGGTCAGAGAAGATGTTGAGAAGGTCGTCCTCATTGTCAACACCGTGGCCGTATAAATCGGTCACGGCATCGTCAATCAGTTTGTCGTTGGCGTCAATCCACTGCTTGTAGATAAAGCCTTGGCCATTGAAGTCGAGGCGATACGCATGTTCAGTGGTTACACCGTGAGAAACAATTTCGATGCGGTTCATAAATTACTCCTTGATGAGCGTGACAGAACCGATTTCCACATAGTCGTCCTCAGTGTCGGTAATTTGAGAATCTTCAAATTCTCCATTGGCGACGATTTCCTTAGCCTCCTCAGCGGTTTCAGCTTCGACTTCGATATACTGAGTGCGTTCAAATTGTAAAGTAACTTGGAATTTGTTCATAGGGTTATATTGGATGATAGAATATAAAAAGTCCAGCTTAATCGTTCAAAATCGTGATGGTAAACTTTCTGTCCTGATCGGTGAAAACTTCCATCTCACCGTCATACCCGTCCTCATCCCAAACCGGAAAGAAGGTCATCAGCTTTCCCGTCCTTTCTGACTCAACGTTGAATCCCACATCACACGCGTCGTCGTAGACACGGCTGTAGAGCGGGCCAAACTTTCCAGCCAATGCGGTGAAGTCACTGCGCTCAGCAACACCACAGCCGTTTTCCCAGCTGAACATATCGGAGCTGTAGATGGGAATCTCGAGTTTCATGTTATGCCTTTTGAACGGCGTTGACCTTCACGATTTCAGAGATAATCTCACGACCATCTCCGTTAACGAAGTCATTTTCACCAAACTGTTCTGCAAGGGCTTGGGTCTCGGCCTCCACTTCAATTTCGTGGATGGTTTCAACGTGGATGGTTACAATATACTTTTTCATGTAGTTTTTCATGTAGTTACAGTGATGAAATTTTTATAAATATCAAGTCTTTTGGACGCCGGCGAGACTGACAGTGACTTTGGTTGCGTTCCACGAACAGAGATAGCCCACGATGTCGCGGGCGGCCCACTTGGCAAAACGCTTGTTGATGGTGTCAACGAAAACCTGCTTCGGGTCTTCGTCGGAGAAGTAGTAGGTGACTTTCCATGTGCGAACTTGAGGAATCATTTTTGTAGAATGAGACTTATTTTATAGATGTCAAGCTTCATTCACGTCGAGTCCGATCAGAAAAAGATCGTTTTCGGCTTGACTTTTTATAAAATATGTTTATGCTTGCGCTACGGCGAGGCTGCGCTGGTTTCCAGAAACTTAAGTCCTTGATAACAAAGCTCTTCTGGTTTCAGCAGCAGCCCAATCTTCGGGTGTTGGCCACTCCGGTTCGAGTCCAGCTTCAATTTCCCACGGTTCCATTTCATTGTCATCTGTTTTATGTATAGGTTTTTGCGACATCCACAATTTCACCGTAGGAGTCAGTAATTTCCAACCCTTTCCAGATTTTGACTTTTCTAATATTGAGATAGTGTGATAACGTCGGATTTTTTTCTGGGAGGAAAGCTCGTAACATGTTCCTGTGAACAGTTCTCCCGATTTGTGTATAAACGTGTAAACTCCCAATGGATAATCTTTTTCGTTTTTTGGACAAGGGCAAGAAGCGTCGAATTTGAGATTGTAAACTTTTGATTTTTCAAATTTTGCAACATCCAGATATTTTTGTTCCACAACCAGCAACTCTACTTCTGTAAGATGTGGAAGTTCCTCAACAACGATAAATTTGAAGCCTGCTTCACCGTGTAAGTTCCACGCATTCTGTAACTTAGCGTTTCTGTGCTTATTGTTGCGGAGGGTATATCTGTGGCCATATCGCCAACGTTCTTCCATCTGTATAGAGCTACCAACATAATATTTTTCACTTTCAATGTGGACAATTTTGTATATTCCTTTCATGATCATAAATATAAATCAATTTTGATTATCAACGACTTATATGAGTATTTGTGTGCCTTCAAGTAATTCTTGACATTTTATAAAAAGTCTGAGAGTATGGCGACCTCATCAGTAAGGGAGCGAACCTGAAAGTGATGTGACGGATAAAACCGAACGATTGGGGGACCGGCGGCTGCGCAAAGCGCAGGGACATTCCCGTATCAACGAGTTGCACAACACCAGTTTCCCTTATGACCATGCGAATGTAAAAGAATTCGTCGTCGCCAGGCTCCGACCAGAAAAAATCACCCCTTCATAGCGCCGTAACCCGTTGATGGTCAAAAACATAAAATTGAAAATTTTTATTGAGAATGAGTCCTAATATCGAAAATTTGTAAAAAATGTAAAAGTTGTAAATGTAAAATTGGTAAAAACCGCATTTATTATAAATCCATAATTATCAACCAGTTACGTTAAATGACCGAATACCAGTGATTTACATAATTTGTAAAAATCTGGATGGATGAATTTTTATAAATCCTTCCCCCCTCCTTGGACCACCCCGCTCTGATTTCAAGCTATACTCATATATCTTTGAAGTTGTATCAAGTCCGATATTCCTTCAGTTGTTTAATGTGTCGTTTCGCTTCGCTCAACCGACAAAGCTAACCAGGATAGGTAGTAGGTGCCCCGAAAAAAGCGGCGGCTAAAATAATGATTTTTGGTCGGGTCTGTATAAACTACTACAGACCAATTACTTAGCTCATAAAATAGTTGGTCTACTGAGTCTGCCTATCTCAGTATAGGTCTGTCTGGATTAGGCAGGGTAAAATGGGGCAGGGGGGCACCTAAGCGAGAAGTTTTGTCAAACGTAATCTTTCCCACCTCTGGCGCTTATTCCACTCTATACTGAACTCAGAAACGGTAGGCAGGGCACCTAGATCGGTTGGAAGAGTCAATGTAGAATCTTTCTTCAAAGCTTTCTCAAATAACATCCTGAACTTGCTGTTGTTCTTAACTGGGCCCTAGCAAAACCGCTAACCTAAATTTATTTACAACTATCTTTTCGGAATAGCATGCAACCTTGGCGTCTCTTCGTCTGGTCCACCTACCTAAAACGTGGCAAATCCAACAGGCGCCAGGTCTAATCATCGCTTAAATCGCTGGACTCGACGTTCTGAATGATTCTGAGTCGAGCACCATCTTTACTACGACTTCCGTAAACGGGTGACAATAGTTTATATACTCTCAGAGCCTCTTCCCAATCGTCGTCAAACCATTCCACGGACTCATTGAGAACGATGGGTTTGCCCGGCCCCATATCAACTGGCCATACATGATGAAGCCCAAACATTAGGCGTTCCTCCAGCATTTTCCAATCCAACCGGCTAACTTGATGGCTCCTAAAATAATAAGCCACATCAGTATTACAACTTCTACCGCAATCATACCGAAGAAGAGTTGAGACTGACTGTTCTTTGGGACATCCGTGTGAACCGCTGCAGTGACAATGGCACCCATTAAATGTAGTCCACCATAGAAGAGCGCACCAACGAGTCCAAAGGCAAGAAGACCGAGGAGAGCCTCACCGACACCTAAAGCAATGTTACGAAGAAATCGAAAGAGTTTCATGTATGATAGATGGCTCCGCGTAGAACCCAACCGATAAGAATTAGAACACCCACCATGTAAACCAAGATGGTATAGCTCATACTTTTCTTACCATACTCTTCATAGAGTAACCCACCTAGCATAGTCCCCAAGAAGAAGGCTACGCCAAGAGTGAGTGTCAGGGTCGGCGACGAGAAGTCCATTTTTACGAGGTGGCGACCACATCAGCCTCGGCCGGAGCGACCGGAGCCCTGTCACGGTTCTTGAACTCAGGCTTCATGGAGTTGAGCCAATATCCCGCGGAATACACGAGAGGCTTGGCAAGTTTCTTCTCCAGCACCTTATGGCTGGTAAGCCGATAGAGAGACATGCTCTCAATTAGATTCTTCAACTTGACCCGATAGTGATGACCGTTGAGAATCTTGAACTCAACACCCTCATCAACCGGAATGGCATCCTTGTTGAGCTTGTGGCGCTTAAGCGCATCCGGCGCAAGAGTGCCCTTAGCGGTGAAATTGTGCCCACGGTCAGCTGTCTTTGTATTACTCATATAGAGAGACACTGACAGCTCGTATATAAATAGTCAAGAACTATTTGCCTAAATCAAGGCAGGGCACCTAACTTATTGATAATCAACTATTCAACTGAATAACAATATCTTCCATCGCAATAAGACGATTTGCTACTTCTGCCGCACATTTAGGGCTCCTTACATCTAACTCTTGAAAATACAAGGCTGAACCTCCCGCGTTATTCCAGAGCTCAACATCACGCTTAATGCAACTCACTAAAATATCTTGTCTGCCGTTATTCAATAAAACGAGATTGTCGGTGCTCAAACTCATGGCTAAACGCTCCACCCCATACTTACCAAAATTCTTATGAACCCACGCAGCTTTACCCGCCCAACTTCCAGGATCGGCCATATACGCTTTACCCACAAAATGAACATCCCCAGAACTCAACGCATACGCTTTCTCAAACATCAGCCAACTCCAGTCATACACCGGAACATTCTCCCAGAACTCCCGCCCATGACATATATCAAACAACACCTCAGGCACAAAATGTTTCTGCAGCATATTCTCCTCAAACAAACCATCATTAGTATAAGGCAATTGCAAATCATCGAGGTATTGCGCAGCCAATGTAGTGAAGTTTGCTAGAACAGCATCTATAGTGAAAAAGAAACGTGGAGCGGTTTGGGCTGGGCGTGAGAGGGAAGCGGAAGGAAAATAAATGTAGGAAGAAGACATTCGCAATATATAGAAAAAACTGGGCGTTTTAAAACGAAAAAAATTCTGTGGCTGGAGGATTAGCCCTGAGCATCTGCCTTCACACTATTCTTCTATATTATATCCCTGTCTTCCCACTTCTCCCCATTTCCCTCCACTTTATCTTTCCTCGGACCTTTAGAGCCTTCCAGATGCCATATGATTACATTCTAGAGACTATTGGGTATATACAAAGTTATAAGTTCATTTGCCTTGCTTTCTTTTCTGTGTCCAATCTCTCTAATTCTTTTTGGGCTTGCTCTCTTGCTATCCAACCATATATACAAAGCGGTTGGTCTTTGTTTATGTTAAGATTGACCAAACAGTTACTCGGTTCTTCCCTTAACATGTTCCTTAGTTCTTTCTTTATAGGCGTGCTAGCATCCAATGCATCCCAAATGCAATCAAGGAATTGTTTTCCTTTTAGATTGTTCGGGTATCTGCAGATTACTGAGCAATCTTCTGAGCGTATAATAAAGTATCTCATGCAAGTTGTTTATCTAATTCGGCTATAACAACCTTAGATTCTTCTATAGTCATCCAACCGTGTATAGATAAGTCGGTGAATTTGTTTATGTTCAGATTGATTAAGAGTCCTCGCTTATCTTCTCTTAACATAGCTCGTAGTTCTTTTTTTACATCCGTGTCAGCGTTTAGCCTCGACCAAACCCACTGCTTCATTCCTTCCTGTCCGAAAGTCATTCCTTTTAAATCGAATAGAGATTTGCAGATTACCACACAGTCGATTGAATATGATATAAAGTATCTCATGTATATAACATCCGTCTTGATAGTTGGTCGGGAGTTTTCCAGCCGTTTACGGATAACTTTCTATCTACTATCTTGTCGGTTGACATTAGGTAGGCACACGCTCTTATTTTTGGTCTTCTTAACATTTGTTCGCCGACAGTCGTTTCCCTTAACATGGTTCTCAGTTCTTTGCACACAGCATCAAATGCGGGTAATTTATACCACTTTTTTCCCTGATAGGTGTGTTTGTTCATGTTGATTGTTGACATACATATGATTGTATGGTTATCTGCTATAGCTACGTAGTATCTCATATATTTTCTCCCATGTAGTATGGCGGTTTGGTTACTTCTCTTTCTACGTGTTCGTTAAAGATTCTGACTGTTTCTGCGTGAGCTTCCTCCATCTCTTCTTTCGTGTGATTATAGAATGGGCTACAATCTTCAACATTGATTGTCCATTCACATTTTAGTTTACGTGGTTGGTTCATTGTTTATTTCCATGAAGCTAACGGATTCCGAATAGTAGCCGTTTGATTCTCCAATCCATTCAATTACAAATGATGAGTAATTAGCCTCAATTCCAAAAATTGTTTTTGTGGCTGACTCTGATGATGGATAACCGCTGACGATAAGTTCAGTTGCTTTCGTTACTTCGTGGTTTAAGATATACTCTAAATCACCTTTTACGGAATCAATTTTTACTACTTCACAGCAGTCTTGATCGTGATAAAGAACAAAGTGGCGACCTGATTTGGTCTTGATATTAACAAGTTTGGAGTCTTCTTTAGCTCCGAGAATTTCTGTGATGATTTCGCCTTTTAATACAACGGCGAAGTTGCTATCTGTGTTTTTCATATGTTTAGTAGTGTTATCCCTGAGGAACATCTTCAACGATTATTGTGTTACGATACTTAAAGGCCATACAGACCCACGCAATGTTAGCAGTGACCATGCAAACTGCTCCAAAGGTTGACCAAGGTTGTCCTAGCGATGGATAGTAGTAGAGATTCCATATACCCCAAACAGTGTAGAATAGGGAAAGAGGCCAGTAAAGGCCCCGCACAGCTTTATCTACGGATAGCTTATAGACATTCATCCATCCTGCCCATGCACCTAAAAGTTCAAAAGAACCGTTGACTATATCATTTATAGTTTGCATATTAAAGTGAGTGATAATGTTCCATTGGAAGAAATTTAACTGTCCAGTCTTCGCTTAATTTTTACTCTTAGCTTCAATTTTGGAATACTCAAGAGAAAATTTAAATGGGTTTGGTGTGAATTTCCAAATTCCAAACAAAGGTTCGTTTTGGTCTTTGACTCTCCACATATCACGGTGAACTCCATCGATAACAACCCAAGTATGATTGTGGCTTTCCAACAAGTAACGGCCGCGAGGATAGAACTTTGAAAAGTTCATGGGAGTAATCTTTCCTCGTTTTAAAGAAACACGCTTAAATTTTCCGTTTAAAACCTTTCCTTTCTTTCGTTCAATCCAACGATCTGACCAAAATCCTTCATTTGATTTTCTACCAGCCTTTCGGAGAATGTCATAAATTTCATCGTATGGCAGACCTGACAGAATAGCGAAAGCTCTCACAGAGCAATCGTTTATTTGATATGGTCGCCTTGAATAATTACGTCCGCCGTCATCCAAGACCAAAGGATAGAAGTTTATTCGTGATTTTTCCATTTCCAAAATGATAACAGGTCACGGAGTTTCTGCAACCAATTTCTTTTGTCTCTATAATAAGGCAAAGGAACAGCTTCATCCCAAGAGCCATCGTGAGTTTGGCACAAGTCTGTTGGTGGGGATTTTGTCTCTGGCTTCATCGAAGCGATGCTAATGCTATGGAAGCTAAAATAAATAGCCCAAGCAATGAAAGAGCCATAATCCAAGAGAATACAGCGATGGAGGCTAATACAAGGAGAAGGATGGTTCCATACATGCGAATGGCAAACTTACAGTTGTAGTCAGCATTTTCGACTGAAATCCAATTGACCAAAGTAAGGCCGGCGAAGAAGGTAAAGACGAGAAGATTGATTAGTTCCATATTATTTTTCTGATTGAGCTTGTTTTATCCAGCGGATATAGTTTTTGTCGTAATCGGAGAGAGGTCGACCTGGCTCAGATTTTTGTAGAGGGACTGTTCCGAGAATGTGTTCGTATGCTTTCTCAAAGAAGTCGAGATTGGCTTGTTCAACGCTGGAGGTGTCGTGTGGGCACAACTCCGACATAACGTGATAGCGAAGTTTCATAAAAGTATCTATCAAATTCTTCTTATTCTTTAGTCTTGTTTCAGCCATTATTCCACAAGACTCTTTTACAAATTGACAAATTCCCATATTACTCCTTAAACATTTCCCTAACGGTATTGTGGAAGATTTGAGTCAATTGTTCCGACATAGCAAATCTGTCTTTGTTGAAAGTTACGGAGGTGCGAATGTTGCCATCCTTATTACGTGCTGTAGCTGCTTTCCAGTCACAGAGCATTTCGAGTAGATCGATGAGGGTCATGTCATTGACTCCATTCGGCCAATGTTGGGGATGGTGTCGGTTTTTGGCATAGTGGTTATCCGTGGCAGGTTTCACCTTCTCAAGTAAGGAAGCATACTCAGGCGAACCATACTTAGTTTTAATAAGCTCTGGCCCAAATTCACCAAAGATTTCCGCTTCAGGACTTTCTAACTTACTTTGGTCATGGAGTCTTGCTCGGTTGTCTAATTCTTCTATCATTTGATAGAGGTAAGACCTAACTGCGTGGATATGCTTTATGGTTTCAAGCTTTCCAATGATAACTTTGTCGTCTATGGTATTCATTTTTTAATTGTGACCATTGTATAACGTGCATCTTTAACTCGTTCGAAGAACGCGATAATTTTCAACACGAAGATGGCAAGATATGCGTTGATGCGTTTCATGTCTTCTTCAGCCATGAGAAGATCGGATTCATACCAACGGAGTTTTACAGTTTCAAATAGTTTCATTTTAGTGGTAGTAGTCTGACGGTGAAAAATGCTCTGGGACCGAACTCAGTTGGATGCACAATGGAGAAATTACATTCTATAAGTTTTTCTTGGCTCCATCCAGTATGGCTGTTATCAGGAAATTGCCCTAAATTCTTTTCAATGTAATATTTACCATCATTGGCGAGAACAAAAAGTTCTTCGTCTCCGAGGCGTTCAAAGTAAGATGGCATGCCGGCGGGATTGTTCATGGTGATATGGTAATTGGAAATGCACTTGACTGTGGAACCGTTATTGGAATCCAAGGAGAATAGATTATTCCTGGGGTATAAAAGGCCGGATTAATGGAGCCTAACATTTTCCAATTTGATTTTTTGGATTTTGGTGATTTCTTTTTGGATTTCTTTGGGTATCTCTTCAATAGAAGGGACATAGCTTCTCGAAGAGTAATCTTTTCGTAAACTCCAATCAAGTTATCATACCCAATATGGTGAATAATATAAACAAAGGTTTCACATGGCGATGAAACTTTTAAACCATAAGCCAGTGTTGAATTGAAGGATGTCTTTGATTGGTGTATCATTTTAATCGGATCAAGACTATCGACCTCAATTCTATTGCCATTGTCCCTGCCACCAACTAATAAAACTTTATAAGGAGGATTCAATATACTTCCTCCAACACAGTTCTGCGTTTTTGATTTTTTCTAATGGCTTTTTCTTTTTTCAATTCTCTTTCTTTTTCCTTGAGAGAGGCAAATGTTACATTGGCATCTTCGTAAGACATCCATTCAGGAGTTCTACGAGCTTCAAGAACTTTTGGCCAAGAAACTAAAGTATAATATCTCTTAGTTAGTGGGATTGGAATAAACCAAAATCTTTTAACTTTGACGACACAGGCCCGTCCACCTTCTGTTACGAGTTTAATTTGGTAGTTCATTTGTAGGTGTTTGTAGTGTTATCCACTTCCAAAATTTTAGAAGTTTGCTTGCTTTCTTTTTCTCTAAAACGGAAATGTATTTCCGAAGAGAATTGACTTCCGAGGCCCAGTTGGCTCTTTCTTCGTGCCACGTAGAAGCTCTAGGATTCATTTCCTCTGGGGGAGAATCCTTTGGAGGATTTCCAATTTTATCTCGCAAAGCGCCGGCGATAGTCATTGCATTATCTGCAACTTGAGCCGCTTGCTGTTGTCCTTGGAAATACAAAGATTCTCTATTTTTTGATTTCTCTTCTAAATCTTTAACTTCCGATTCAAGAAACTTAACTCTTGATAAAAGGTATTCTTTTTTGGCGAGTTCATCTTTAAAATTTCTCTGGGATTCTATTCTCTCAGCTCTCAATTTAGCATTACTTTCTTGAATCTCTTTCAGAAGTTTTTCAGCTGTATTTGCTCGGTCTGTCCTTGCCAAGATGTCTTGTTGTAATTTGTCAATTTCTGCTCCGGCGTAAATGAGACGCATGCCGTGGTCATAATGAAGCTGGCGTTCAGCTTCACTCATTCCGTTCATCCTTTTTCTCGCGTCGTTGATAATTTCTTGTGTAGTCTGTTTCATTTGTATTGAATTATTTCGGGTTTATCCTTACATCCGCTATAAGTAACAAGACAACGTGAACCATCTTTGTCGATATAAAGACGATTGATTCCCGCCGAACCCTTGGAGTGATTGATTTTATTAATTTTGTCGGCGATGGCTTCTCCTTGCCATTCTTTCTTTGGTCTGCCACGTTTAATTTGCATGTAAGAAGTATTATCGATTCCTTCTCTAAAGTCAATCCCATTTGCGACTAACCTAAGCTGTTATCCATCTTGTAGATACAATAGTCAGAATTTTCAAATACCACTTCAAATGGAAGCACTGTATTTTCTTGGTATGTTCCTATCGAAGTGAATCCGACATTTTTCACATTTCGCCTAACGGTGAAGAAAGCACATCCGTCAGAAGTTAATAAGTAATTTACACTACCAATTACAACCATTTGAGAATGTTTCTCCAAGGTATTTAGAACGTAGTTGCAGATAATCGTGTCGTATTTGCCTGTTGGATGTTGTGGTTTGTAATGAAAATCGTAACTATCAAAACCGAAGTGATTAGCGTCAAAGCCTCTGCCACACCCATAGTCAAGAGTTCCCCCAAATCAAATTGTTCTGATGAAGATAGCGTGTTGGAGCAGAAGGTTTATTCCGTCCAATGGCTGTCTTATGACTAGAGAGTTGTGCGGAGGCTATCACTTTCTCGGACCAATTAATTTGTTATTCATAGATTCTTTCCCGACGTTCGAGGTAAACTAAATTTGGTTTGGTATTTGTATCTTCTTCACGAGCAATGTGCCATTTGTCACATTCTCTTTTAGAATCATTTGATTTCAAAAATAAATCGGCATCTCCATAGGTGAATACGCGAGATTCTATGCGACGATACTTCTTAAACACACGAAAATATATTTGGTTAACGATACTCATGCTACCTTGGCTCCCTTGTAAACTTGCATGTTCCTCAAATCTACATGATATGAGTTATCCTGAAGGTTCATTGTTTTCCTCTGCTTAAGATAAACTCCCATCGTCTGTGCAGTCCCACCGTCCTTGAGGTATTCCTTGTTTCCGAAAGTAAAAGCGATTGCATGAGTCGAGTTCTTTGCAATTCTACCGTTTCTGTCAAACATACCACTACCAGCCACAATATCAGCTCCTGTGTCAATAGCATCACATATCTCAGCAAGAGTATCACGACCTAAAACATCAGAAAATAACTTGTGATAGTAATTACAGGTTCCGCCCGGATTTGTCTTCCAATCAATATCACCATTATCTTTGAACCTTCTTTCTTCAAGATTAAATTCACATGGAAGATAGAGTCTCAGAGCAGGTGCATGTCCAGCAAGGAATAAGGCCACAGCCAAATGGTCGGCCCAAGCTGCTCCACCTGAGATAAGCATGTTGTTTCCTCCCTCTTTTTCCGCCACACCCAAAACAAATCGACGAGCTATGTCGGTCATATGGGAGTAAGATGTCGCAGTCAATCTCTTACCGTCTTCATAACGACCAGCTGTTCCGATGATGGCTATTGTATTCAATGTGTTCACGATTTCCATCCTTCTGTTTGTGGGAGAATCTTTTCAAAAGCAAGTTTTTCCAAGCGAGCACCATTCAAAGCGTTGTGTAATTTTGCTTCTGGTTCCAATCCACAAGCCATGAGGATTTCATCCAAACTCATAGATTTACCAAACTTTTGATATGCCAAACTATGAAGGTCAACGGCTCGATAGCCGAATGGCCACATAAAGGATGCTGCTAGGGGAAGGTTACGGTGAATCTCTTGAATGAATGGAATATCAAACGAACCGACTTGTTGACCACCTAAAAGATTAGGCAAAGCATTTTTTACTTTCCATTCCATGAAACTCAAATAGAGATCAGCCTTAGTCTGTTTCTTTGGGTCAAGACATTGTTCTCTGGTAAAGCCATTAATACTTAGTGAAAAATCATCAATGTAATCGTCTGGGTCAAGACGACATTCTCCGTAAAACTCTTGACCTGAGAGAAAGTCTACTGCACCTAAACTAAGAAGTCCGCTCTTCTTTGGGTCAAGGCCGGATGTTTCGTCATCAATGATAAGAAAGTTATAAATCATACTAGAATTGTCTACTAAAATTAGTGTTTTGTCAATTACAAATCCAACTTGGTTCTCTCCAAAAATTCCAAACCTAATGGAGTCAGAGGATTAGCGTATGACCATTCAGACAGAACTTTGTGTTCGATGAAGCCCATATCAACAAACTTCTTACACATTGGACTTATTATATCAAGATTGGGTGCTCCGAATGGACCCCAGCCATCACGAGGCATTAATACATAAACCACAATATTATCATGGCAACCTTTTAAAAATCCTATCTCTTCATCCGAAACGGAGTATGTTTTTCCAATGGTGATGTAGGTATTTCCACCATAACAACTATCGATGATAAGTTTGTTTTCCATAAATTATGACGCTTTGTTCATTGGTAGCAAGTCGAAACTGATTAGTTCGTAGTTTCCTATCTTTTTGTTTTCATCAAGAACACCGAATCCTCTAGGACGCAGGCCCCAGAGAGGGACTGTTCCTTTATCATTTTCTATTATCTCTGCCAAAACTTCTCCCATAGGTGTTTTGAGTGTTTGTGCCTCTATTATTAGGTTATTACCGTCTAGTTTGGCACTGTTAACAATGTGACTGGCTTTACTTAAATCAATCGTTTCAGTTTGATAATGATCGTCACTCCAGATACACCCAATAGAACGCTTTTCATCTATTTGCTTTTGATATTCGAGGAGAGCTTTCTCCACCACTTCACGCGGATAGATGCGACCATTCTTATTGGGTGTATCTGTGATTAGAGCTATGCCAGAGAATTTCATTTCTTGATTCGTTTGTCGTCACGGTTTTCGTTAAGAAAAGTCTTTCTATACTGTTCCCAACCCTTAAAATTACCAGACTGGCCAGAGTGCCACTGAGCTTTTGCTACATGTTCAAACGGACTCCAATGACCACTTGCTGCAAGCTGGTCGTGTAGGTCGTAATCCTTCTCTGGCTTGATTTCTCCGTCAAAAGTGAGGTAGGAGGTTCGGGCACAACGTGCTGTGGCAATTTTGAGGCGTTGTTCATGGGTGATACCATCCGGCATTTTATCACCAAATGGGATATGCCATTCTCCTGTAGGAACGACTGTTGGAGTGCTGTTATTATATTTTTCCAGCATCAAATAGGCTAGAGCCTGAAACTCAGGCTGAGCAGCTTCGTGAGCGCGAAGGGAGAAGAAGTTGCCATACTCTGAGGCAGTGAGGATGACGGTTGTATTCATCCAACTTTCTAAGAGTCTATTGCTCAGTTGTTTATGAAGACCCAACTTTTCGAGTTTTTCCACGGTTTCAACCGCTCTATCGCGAGCTTCAAACCATATTCTTTTTGCTTCATTTAATTCTTCTCCAACCAATTCAATTTTTGCTGACATGCCTGATTGATTTTTTCCCCAAAAAACTGGAACCGCCGGATTATTTTTTACATCGTCAAGCATTTTCTTCATTGGAATAGCTCGAGAAGAAGAAGCGTTTCTTGAAAACATTCGGTGTGTATTAACTTCCGCTAAAATAAATCGAGGAAATGTCAATAACCACGTAGTTAATCTGTTTCCACTTGTGTTTACCGAATCTAAAATAATATCAGCTTTTATCATATTGGTGTATTATCCATATTTTTGTTCAAAAGTCAACGTTTTAAGGTTCCAACACTCCTTTCTACGTTCAGCCTCAACATATAACCATTCTTGGTTTCTGATATATTCTCTTAGAGCTTCGTGTAGCTCTAGATGTTGCCTGTTATAATTTCCAACAACGGCCCAACATTTCTCAATCTCCAAATCATTGTAGAATTGTTCCATGTAGCAACGCCTGTATGTTTCGTTTTCTTTGGTAAGTCTTGCTAGTTCTTTATTATATCTTTCTCTTTCAATTTGTCGGCAACGTTCTAATTGGTCAAATGCATCGACCACTTCATTAACGATGTCTCCAGTATTATGAAGTCCTAAAGAAAACGTAGAGAGTCTTCGGATATAGTTGTCATTCTGATTTTTCCTCTAAACTCCAAGAAATTGCATCGACCATCAAGTGATGACAAATTATAGACTCTTCTATAAGTTTTATCATCTTCTCAAGTCTTTTTCGTTTCTCTGGGTCAGTTGTTGCCTCAAGTTTGGTATTGAAATAATTCAAATCTTCGATAGAAAGAGCTTTATTTTTCTCTTTGTATTTTTTCAGAGATGCTTCATGTTTTTGTCCATTTTCAAAACCAAGATTGTAGAGATTCAGACAACCAATGAAGATAAGAATAACTGATGCTATTAGAAGTATCATTCAATTGTCTCACTCGTATTTTATTGTCCATTCACTGTCATTGTAGATATGGTCGAAAAGGGAATCGTCTTCCGACGTTCCTTCTTTGACCTTGAGTTTTTTACAGAGAGCCGTGTAAAGTTTAACTTCTTTATCTTGGTTAGCTTTCACTAACTTAATAAAGTTGGTCACAGTTTTCTTGTGCTTTTTATCGAGTATTATCATTTTTTGAGTTTACGCCTCTTAGGTTTTAAAGTCAACGTTTTTTCCTTGATAAGAGCTTCTTCTTTTTTCGTAGAAGCTATGAGTTCTTTTAACTGTATTTGTAGTTCTTGCATCTCTGTGCACTTCTTATCTGTTCCAAGTCTCCAATCTTCTCCAGCTTCGCTTGTGGAAATCAAGTCAAACACGTTCTCGCGCTTAACATAATACCTCAATAGGTCTTTTTTCATTTCCCATTCAAACGGAAAGTAAATGTTTGTCGTCCTTCCTTTAAAAGCGTCAAAGTTACTGGCCAGACCATAAATCCATTGGCGGTAGTGCCAAACATCATCGTGCTTGACCCAGCCGAAGGCGACTTCATCAGTAGGTGAAGTCATTGTTGCTATATACATCCAAATAGGAGGTTGGGTTAGTCCAAATTCTCCGTTTTTGAATAGTTCTGGCCAAGCAAATTCTCTCGCTCTGTGGATTTTGTCTTTAAACTCCTTGTGCAAAACATGGAATATTCTAAGTCTGGCCGCTTTCTCCGCGGTAGATTGGTCTTCGTTGTTCGACAGTGAGACGCTTACCGGGTAAACTTCTTTACCCTCTTCGAGATATTTGAGAATGACAGCGGTAGAATCAAATCCACCAGACCAAACTACGGTCATGGCTTTTTCGTCAACCTTCGGTAGTGGAAGTTTTTCGTTCATTGTTTAATTTTGATTAAGTCCACACGGTCACAGTCACTCATACGAGCGCTAAGACCATCACATAGATGAAGAATCCACGCCTCACGACTATGTGGAGCCACTGGGGAACCCCATTCACGCTGTCCATGATGGCTTAGAATACAGTGTAGAACATCCTCTTCTATGTCCTTACATAGACCTGTTCTCTCTACAGCCTTACTCCAAAAGATAGCAGAACGAGAGATGTGGTGGATGGTGCGTTTGTGAAGTGCTGGCCTCCATTCTGTAGTTCCGTTACTGTAGAAATGACAAAAATAGTCGTATATCTTACCGATGTCGTGAAATAAAGCGGCAAGAACAAGAACCTTTTGGTTTACTTCTTTATTGCCAAATGCATTTGAGCGATACCCATTAATAACACATAGAGAAACAACTTCCATTGTGTGTTGAATGAGTCCTCCATCACCATAATGATGACCTTCGGGAAAAGAACAGGCGCTCCAACTACGAAATTCCGGCATCTTCAAAACCTCTTCGGAAATAGCTACGGTATCAGCACCAAGGCCGCTAATGATTTCTCTCAACTCTTTTAGACAATTATCAGACTGTTGTTGTGTTCTCATTCATTCTTTCCTCAATCATTTTTAAATAGGCGTCTGTTCGGGTCTTTCTTTTTTTCTTCCTCTTCTCTCCCCAACTTTTCTCTTTCTGGGCGTGTAGCTTCCCAATTCTTATCAAACTCTTCATTTGAAAGGTTGATAGCTTTCTCATAGTCTCCGCCAGATGCTTCAGCGTATTCAATCGCCTGTTTAACTGCGTCAGGTAGACTGTTAAATGGAAATGCTGTAGCATTCATCAAAAAATCACCAATTTTGTCTTCGGTGAGATTAGGGTATGCTGCGAGAAGTTGTGTCAACGCATTCATGTTGGAAGCCTTCTCTTCCGGCGTAGCTTTACGAACATTTGAATATTCCATTAGTCGATCCTCGCTACGGTATAATAGTCGGAAACTACCGATTCAGTGTTTCCAGCATTGTGTTTCTTGCAATACTTCTCAGCGTTCTTTCGGTAGGCAAATTCTTTAATCCAAAGAATCTCTGGACCACTCCATCTGTCGTATGACATAACTGTTACTCTTACTTTCTTTTTCTGTGCTTTCATAACCATTTTTTAGTTTTGTGATCGTTTTATAAAAATCCCATAGAGACTTTAGTTCGATTATAGTATCATTCTCTGCAGTAATATTCAACTTCATTCTGATTAAGGTGGGAATAGTCAGTATCCCTAAAATAAATGAGATTGTATTTGTCATGTTAGCTTACCTTTGTGAATTGTGACCAATGATATATGCTTTCAGCAAATTGTTTGGCTGTATATGGAGCAAATGTTCCGCCGTTCTTCTCGAGAAAGTTTCGAGCCATTGTTAGTGGAGACATTGGTTCGTTGTCCCAAGGACCACACATAAGGGCCACGATTTCCCAATCAAATCTTCCATCACAAGTGCCGTCGTTTTCTAAAAGAGTATCCCGAGAATACAAAACTATCTTGGCAAAACTCACAGGTAAACGTGTTCCCTTTTTAGCATGAACTTCGATGTATGAGTCTTCACCTTCTCTTCGAGATGTAACCTTAGCCCGAAGGTGACTGACGTTGTTTATATTAGCCCAAGGACATCCAAACAACTTTGAGAGATTCTTTTCTTCGATAGGAACGACAACCACTTGGCTTAAGTCTTTACGACCTGTTCCAGGCGTTCTTTTGTCCCAATGCTTCTTGACGAGCTTGATTAAGGCATCTGGCTTACCGTTAAAGGTGCTGTGGTTGCCCTTCTCATTCTGTTTAATAGCGAAATTTGACCATCCGATTTTCATTTTTTTCTCCTTGCTAGATTTAGTGCGGTTCCCGATTTTTCTTTACCGGGACGAACCCAGGCAATGTCCATACAACTTGCTTCAGTCATTGCAGTATCTCTTGACTCATCATCAGAGAATCCTCCGATAGTAGGAAACTGGCCAGCGTTGTGTCTCGGGGAATTAAACATGTGATACACAACAACATTTTTTCCCGTTAGATAAATTTGTGCAAAAAAGTCAGAACCTTTGAAATCTCCGACGACAAAGTGAGTGATGCCATCACGGATAGCCGCATCAATCCACGGAACGTAGATTGCAGTAAACTCTCCTTGGGAAAGGTCGCCGTGGCCGGATATAAATGCGGTCTTTGCTTTCACAATTTTAATGCCTTCCTTTCAGCTTTCGTGAGTTTAGAAAGAGCCGATTCCTTAAGAGAGTTTTTAGCCGACTCTCTGGCTTTTTTAGACAAAGCAGCTTTTTCATCCTTGATTTTTTGTTTTTCCAAATCTTCTTGGGCTTCTTTCTGTAAGTATTTGTGAATTTCGTTGTCAGTCATGTCAAAAAATGACACCGGAAAACAATCCGAATAGCTCACCTTAGCGGATTCACAATTTTTACTGATGTAAATTGGAAAATAACCATCAGCCCCAACTCTTTGTGGTTTTGGCATAATGTCCCCTTCATAATAATCGAATGCCCACCAGTAGTCCTTACCAAGCTTGAAAAATTTAGCAATAGCTCCAACCACACGAATAGTCTGTGTTTCGAGTATACCAGCTTTCTCATTGGAGATAGCCACAGCATCATAGTAGTCTTTTAGTATTTTGTTCATGGGATTGGGTCGTAACCTTGTTTTTGAGCTTCTTCTTTGCAGAGAGTGCGGTTCCACGATGGCTTACCATTTTTTAAACGATAAGTCGTGCCATACTCTCCAGTGACTTCACAGGTATGTGAAGATTGACTTTCGATTCCGCTTACATAGGAATACCACAGTTTTTGGAAAAAAGGAGGAAGTTTGCTGTTACCCTGCCACGTTAGATGACCAAACTTCTCTTTACAAATAAAACCATGAATGGACGCATCAATACCTTGAGCACGAAGATGAGTCACGAGCTCGGTGCCAGTTTGAGCCAATTCGGAAATAAGTTTCGACCAACCTGCTCCATGTTCAAAACCGAAACGGAGATTGACTCGAGCATCATCTGGCAAATCCTTGGTGTAGCAAAGAACGTCGGGGCTCTTCTCCAAGAAAATCAGAGGAAATTTGTTGACCAATTCAATCTCCCACGGTTTGAGGTTAGTTTTTTGAAATTGATGGCTCATAGTCGTAGTTTGTAGGCATTTATCAACCGATTTTTAATTTCGGTGATTTGTTCTGGATAAAGTTTACGTAGTGGGTCATGGTCGCCGTCGTCTTCGAAGGCGGCATCAACAATGTCCTGAAAATTTTTAAGAAGTTCATCATCAGTATCGAGTTCTCCCCGACCTCCGCAACAGAAGCAGTATTCTCCATATCCGTCTCCATTACACTTGTAACATGTCTTTGGCATTAGATTAGAGAATTTAAGATTTCTTCCTTGGTAAAATACTCCACGTAATTGAGGAGATATGCTTCCAAGAGTCTATTAGGTATTTTCTCATCATTCGAGGAATAGTCAAACCTATTTTTAACGCATCTAAAATGTGTTGATGTTCTAAGAATTACAAGATTCGCTTGGCACAAATCTTGAGAACGGACTCCGTGAATTTCAAACGGAGATGCATCAAGTCTCAAACAATCAATGATTAATAGTTTTTTCATAGTGTCTTTGGGCAACCAATGTTTTCAAAGTAAACGCGATTCGAAGCTTCCTTTAGCTCCTCCTCTTTTTTTAATTTATCAAGTCGCGGACCTTCAAGATATTTGTCAAACGTTTCTCCCAATAGAATCAGCTCAGCACGTGTGACAGTAGAATCCTTTGGGGAAATTTCGGCCACGTTTACCGTTCTGCGTGGAGTAAAACTTCCGCGCCTTACTCCGCCATAATAAAATGAATCTCCAATCCAAACGGACAGACCCGATGTGTGGGTGTAAGTAGAGCTGTGAGTGTCCGGTTGGCCTGGAATTTGAACCCAAGCCGAATAAACCCAATTTTCTGGAGTTTGTATCATCGATTTGACGATGCCCTTGATAAAACAAGAAGGTTCTGGGTCAACGGGCTCTGCAGGAGGGTCTGGCCAAGGTTCTGGTGGAGAAACTGGCGCAGGAATTCTCTGAGGAGACTTAGAGCTAAATAATTTGAATATGTTCATGTGAGTGATTTCCCGAGACGATGGAGAAGTTGAAAAACTTCATAGGTCATAGCCATTTCCGAAACTTGTGTCCAGATGACGCCGTGGCCATCCTTTAAGATTTTGTCGCCTATGACAACTTTTTTATCGTGATAGGTATATTGAGACTGCAATCGATTGTTTACCTGTGTATCACTGTATCCGCGCTTCCTAAGTCTCTTAAGATACTTTTTAGATTCGGGTTCACGAACCAAGATAACGTTGTTGTTACAGAGAAATAACCAATCGAGTTCCGCTAACAAGGCGCCTTCCAAAAGGACAATACCTTTCTTACCTCTCAGTTCTTCACGTAGAAGAGTGAGAATTGGTTCACGATAAATGGAGTTCAAAACGTTGAGTTTGTCTTTGTTCCCAAATACAATCTCACCAAGAGCTTTTCGATCTGAGGTGCCGAATTCTCGAAGGATTTCTCCACGAACCTCCTCAGCGAGAGGAGTTGTCTCCGTTAAGAGACGGTGAGCGAGCAAATCCATGTTGACATGATGTATCGTGCAACCAAATTCATGTTGCATTTCATCAACCAGATACTTACAGAAGGTAGATTTTCCAGCTCCAATAATTCCAGTCACTCCAACGATGGCCTGACCGAGCTTAGCCTCAACTGCTTCCTTGATATTCAAAGGAAGATAGTCGTGAACCAAGCCCTGAAATTTGGCCAGCGCCTTGGAGGCAGATGAGCTTACGTGAGATAGTTTTGTGTCAGAGAAAAGAAGAATAGTCTCCAAATTCCTCTGTTGGGTCAGCGTGATTTCGTTGATGAGCTTCTCATAATCGAAGTCTTGAGCCGTCCGCGCTCCCTTGATAAGATGGGTGTAACCGTTGATACGAGCGTAGTCTGCGGTTAGATTGTTAATCTCCACAACCGATACGTTGTGTTTCTTGATGCTTGGAATGGCTTTGATAAGAGCAATACGCTCCTCCACGGAAAACATGTATTTCTTGCTTGGGTTATTGCCAATACCAATCGTTACAGTAGGAAACATCGCACAGGCACGGAGGACAATGTTCAAGTGTCCAAGTGTAAATGGGTCGAAACTACCAACATATAAGGCTTTCATAGTTCTTTAAGTCTTTCAATTTCTTTCCGGATGTCAAAATGAATAACGGAACCGATTGGACCGCATTCGTAATCATTCTCCGTCATCCAGCTAAGGATTTCTTCTAACAATTCAACGGTGGGTTTTACTTGTGCTTTCATTTTGTCGTATTGTTTGAGTTTATTTTCACCAAATTCAGTGAGGGTTTGGCCATTCTGTTTAAGCTGGCGCAGAGCTTCTTGTTCAGTTTTTATTGGGTTGGAGAGTCTATCGGCTAGATTCATTTTCCATCCTTTACTACGAAGAAGTTTTCGGTGAGACTATCGGTGTTGATAACCATTCCTTTTTCGAACCAATTCTGGCCTTTTCCAACGTAATATGCCTTATCGGTATCGTGTGGAGAGAGAACAAGGTCGATGGCCGGAGAATCCATCGTTCTGCCGTCAAGATAAGCCTGAATAGAGTGGCAGAGTCCTTCCATGCGCCCGAGTTCTGTTTCGTTACATTGTCCACGCTGTTCCGACCAATACTTACACAGCCAAAGCATGTGTTTTTGGAATCTGATTCGACATTCTTCAGGAGTGTATGCTCTTGGGGTATTCATTTTAGTTCCTTGTAGATTTTGTCCAACTTGGAGGAAAGTTTTGTTGAGGTGTTGACCCACTTGATAACGTCGTCAAGCGTAGCTCCTTTGTTATAAAAGCTGGTTTGAGCCATTTCAACTTCAAGCTTGGTCATACCGTTGACGATTTCGACAATTCGTTCTTTGAGTTCTTTCTTTTTCATGGTGCGTAATGAGCTTTCTTAGCAGAGTCAAGCATGTCGTTGTAACTATTGTGTGAGTGTGTAAGAAGTTTCTCAATCAAATCCATTGCCAGACAGAGTTCATTCTTGGCCTCAGCCTCAGTGAGTTCAGCGACGGTTTTCACCGTTGTTATACAGTTTGGATTGTTAGAATCTTTACGACTGTAAATTGGACTATCTACTTGATAATTTTTCCATTTCTTGTTTTTCATATTACAGTCTCCTTAGTTTTTTGAGTGCTCACGATGGCACAAAATTTAAAAGTTTGAGCGAAAAAACACACTAATCCTAAAAGGAAGGATGCTGTTTGGTAGCTCATTTCTGGTTTGAATAACCAAGAAAAATCTATGACTTTAGGAAGCATTTTGTTTTTTGATAAACGAATTGACTGATTTTTTGTCAAGGGCTGGGTTCTTGTCTTCGTCAAACCAGAAATAACCACCAGCAGCGGTTTTGCCAATAGGAGTCTGTTCCAATGGGTCATAACCTTTCTCGATGTTAAGTCGAATCTGGTCTACCCAAGGTGTCATATTAATTATGCGGCCGGACTTAGTTAAGATAGCTAAAGATGTATTCATATATCAACAGTAGATTATAACAACACAAAAGTCAATATTTTATCACTTTTTATCACTTTTTTATCACTTTTACTCAAGTCGTTGTAACTCTTTTAGTAATGATTCTTTCACAGATTCAAAATTGCTATTTATATCAAGTTCCCATAATATAATAACTTTATACCCAAAACTTTCAATCTGCTTTTTTCTGGCTCTGTCAAATATTCTAATATCGTGAGCGGTTATTGGTCCCCCGTATTTATAAACCAAATCCGTAGATTTGTATTTTTTTGGATTCGCATGCCAAATGTCTCCGTATATTTCAATGACCACTTTCTTTCCATCTACCACAATATCAGGTATCGGAGAGTAGTTGGATTTTGTAAATTTATTAAATTTTTTGAATCTACCATCCATACACTCACTGATAAATTCAACTCCGATAGATTTGAGATATTCTTCTACTTTCTTATGTGGTTTGCTTCTTCGTCCACCGTTCGCCTTTTCCCATGCAAAATGTAATGAATTTTTAACTCCGTATTTTAATAGGCAGGTCTGTTCAATCTTTAATTGGACCTCTTTAGTTTGAAACACATTATCCACTCCGTATTTTTTCCGAACAGTTTTGTCTCTTTTATTATAAAATTTAGTTCCTTTGCACATCACATGTGAAACTCCATATCGTTGCATAGCAGTTTGAGAACGTTTATCTTTAACATTCTGTGTGTTGGCTTGTTCTTTGCACGTCATCGTAGGAATTTCAAATTCTTTGCACAATTCAAATAGATGAATCGGCTGAGTTTGTATTCCCCTTGGCTTAAGAATGTTCAAGCAGATGTGATTGATGCTACATCCGTCAGAAATCAGTTCAGATAGAAAATCTTTTGTCAAGATAGTTCTAATATAAGAACGACGTGCATGATTATTTGAATGGAGAGCAAGTATATTAGCATCCAACTCCATTTTGTTGAATTTTTCAAGAATATGTCCCATACAAATAAGTATATGGGACAAAACAAATTCAACGGACAATACTAAAATTATTCGTAATTTCTAATCGCCACGATTACACCGAATCGAGGCTTGCCATCCGGTGTCATATTTTGATACCGAACCGTGGCTTTCTCTCCAATATATTTTTTAGCATTCTTGAGCAAATCAATATAAAAATCTTCATTTCCACGTGCGTTTGCTTCAAATTCAACCCCCGCATCAGTAATAAGTTGGGCTCGGCCGAACATTCCGGACCGATTTCCCTTTCCTTCCGTGATTCCTAGAATTTTGAATTCTGCATCCACAAATTCTTTTCGTTTAAGCAAAAACTTGCTACGTTTATTTTGATAAACGTCATCGGTGCGAATCATTTGACCTTCCTGGCCATCGGTGAGATATTCGGCGTATTTGGCGTCCAGTTCCTCTTTATTGTTTACTAGAGAGGTTGATACAAATACGATGGATTTGTTCTTTGGTAAAATGTTCTTTAGTTCAACCGAGCGCTTGCTGAATACCTCTTCGCTGCTTGGTAGGTCGTAAACCCAATACTGCAACGTGGCTTCACTTTTATCCAAGTCCTCTTTTGTTGGCTTGGTCTGTTTGGCCAGACTAATAATGCTGTTGAAATCATTTTTATACTTATCACAGAACAACTCACCGTCAAAAACCAGAGTGTCGTCCTTGTCAAATAGAAACTTTAGAGCAGCGTGAATATGCGGTGCGGACATAATCTTTTTTCCGGTTCTGCTCCACATACCATCAACTTTACAGATACAGCGCATTCCGTCCAGTTTTGGTTGGGTGTAGACCGGAAACACAAAATCAACCTCTCCGTATTTCTTCGCCAGCATCGGCTTAACGTAAATCATGCAAGTGTCAATCTTCTTGATGTCAGGCGTGTAGCCCGTCTTCGCCCGCTTGTCCCACTTCGATTGTGCTTCGGACAAAGCCTGTTCTGAGGGCGTAGTCTCGTTGGCCCGGCCAACGTTCTTACCTTCACAGGTCGTCCATTCATTTACAACTCGTTTACCATCAGTAAGACCTGACGTTACACGATACTGATTCTTATCGATTTCGATGGACCAAGTTTGGGTGGCACCAGTTGAGGTGCGACTGTAGAGGGTGGGAAGCGTTTTACTCATAGGAATAGTCTGTATGTTGGTTTATAAAATGTCAATGATTATCTGCCACGCTGAAGCATTTTCCTGCGTTGGTTCAACCAATACTTGTATCGGCGTGAGCCTTGACTGTGACGATGCTGATTGGCCAAAAGTCGGTCATACTTGGCACAGTATTTTTCCACCGCGTTCATTGTTTTATTTTACGGAAATGAGTTTGTTGGTTTATAAAATTTCAAGACGTAATCGACTTGATGTATGCCTGCATGGCTCAGTAGCAGTTGGGCCGAATCTTCTTACCACCGAGGGTTGGGGCGGGGATTTCGCACCACATTTCCTCGCCGCAGTAATGACCATCCACTTTCATTTCAGGGTCTTTGTCGAAAGCCGCTTTCGTGACCTCAAAGGAAAACTCTTCGTCTTGGGCGTAGAGCTTTTTGGTGCTGTAATCTAGAGTGACGTGCAGCACGGTCGGTGTGTGTTCACCAAAGTTGGTCCACCAGTAGAAGCCAGGCTTCGTGGGAAGTTTATGAGTGAATTCGTTTTTCATGGAGTTGTAGTAAATGCAATACGATTGATTTCTCGGACACTCTTAAGATAACCACGAGACATGGCCATACCATGTTCATCGGTTCCCAAATTAGTTGGGTCTTCTTCCATTTTAAGCCCAAGATTTTGCAGGGCAACCCACATGGTCATGTTTTGGGAACCGTCGAGTTCAACTCCGTTGATTGAGAATTTTGGATAACCTTTCATGGATAGACATTGAGATACTTTTTATAGATAGTCAATATCCATTTCATCTTACTTTTTATAAGGTTGACAATCAACGAATTGTGCCTATCATTTTGGTGTGAATTTTTCAAATCCATTCGATGCGGTGATACAAGGGCCACCACGCAGAATTTCGGAACATTGGATGACAACTCTTCCGCCTCATGTAGCTTTGAAATACGACGTTCTCAATCCAAATTTCATTCTAGCTACGGAGGCAACAAGCACCAGCTTTCACAAGCTCTTGGAAAAAACATTTCCGATGATTCAAAGAAGTAGAGCTGATGATTTTCTATTTTCAATTATTACAACACTTAAGAATGAGGCGACATATGTTGGAATTTTGAGAAAAGAACCCAAGACCCAAAAAATTGACGGAATTCAATTAGAGGAAGGTCAAATATATGATCCGTGGTATAGACCAATTGGGTTTGACAATTTATCTAAAGCTGAATCAAGGAATCATTTTTTGGAACTAGGCCTCCGGCCAAATTTATATGAGTTCAAAGTAAAAACAAGTATAGAAGGACAAGAAGTAATTCTCTACATGTTCGTTTCACAGGAAGACACGAATCGTCACTGAGAAAGTCGATAATCTACATAGCTGTCGTTGGAGAATTTTAAAAAAACTCCGTCCGCTGACAGTGTTGTATCATCGACGCGACGAATACTTGTAGCAGAAAGAGTAAACGCTAAAAGAACTTTAGCTGTTCCAACCGAATAGACCGTTATCAAATATG